CTCAGGCGGTGTGGGAATTTAACCATGAGTATTCCGCGAAGGTCAAGGCAGAACGTGAGGAGGCAAAAAAAAAATCCGGAACGGCGGTGACGGAGACGAATACGCCGAACTGATTTTACTCGCCTCTGAATACAAGGATTTGAGTATCCTTAAAAAGCCGCTCTCGGTCCGTGATGTTATCTGGCTGAGGGCGGCGTCTTTTTGTGAAAAAGAGCTGGAAATCAAGGAGAAAGACTGCCTGCTGAAGCAGGTCGGCACTCTTTACAGCGACATGTACATGTTAGGGCTGGATTTGCGCACCATGCTTATTGACATTGATAACCTGTCACGTGCGGAATACACTAACAAGATGTTTGATGAGCGCAACTTGCCTTCCGTGATTGCGGAGCGCAGGAAATTTATCAAGACACACCGGAAAAAACGTGCGGACGAATATTCCGACGCGGAACGGAAGGAGCGCGTTGAAGCTGTTCTGACAGGCAAAAAGACAGTAAAGCAGCTCGAGGAGTGGGTTGAAATCGAAGAAGACTTGTGATATATTACAATGCTCTTCTCCCCCTTATGAAGAAGAGTAGCGGGGAGCGCTCCCCCTCGTTGCGCTCCTCGCTTTTTTATTTATCAAAAATAGCTTGAATCACTGCTACTGTAATTGCAGATGCAAAAAAGGCAATAATAGCTATTATAAATGACGCAAATAGTATTTTTATGATAATTGAAAATATCCTATCGGTTAATGCCATTCCGCTTATCCATGTGCCACAATGACGGCATCTTTTCGCGCCGAACGGTATTTCCGAAAGACAGAACGGACATTTTGTTGAAAAATTTTGTTCTTGTATGGCTTGTTGCGGCTGATGTTCAATATTTTTTTGCTGTTCTTTCGATTCCGGAGTGTGAACGGGCTTTTTATTTGAAATCTCGAATTTCTTTGAGCATTTTTGGCAAGTGATTGTTTCCCCGTTGAATTCATCGTCGCAGTCATATCCTTGCCCACAATGAGGGCATGAAATTTTAATCATTTTCTCTATCCTTTTTATTGGTTGGTTATTTTAAAATAGCACGTTCAGAGAATATTTGCAAGTTGACAATTTGCCCTTTTAAAAATAACTGAGGAGATTTGAAATGCCTACTGACATCACTACGCTTGCGATTGAGTGTAAAACGAACGACGCTATTTCCGGTGTGAAAAAGTTTTCCGGAGAAATGGAGCGCGGAAGAAAGACAGCGGAAAGGTTCAAGAAAACCATTGCCGGAGCGTTTTCGACTGCGGCTGTTGCTCGTTTTGTGAAGTCCTCCATTGCGTCTTATACAGCCCTTGAAAACAGTTCGCGCGTATTCGCGGCGGTATATCGCGATAATGCAATAACCGCAAAAAAAGCACTTGAGCAATTCCGCTCTGAGATGCATCTTACGACTGGACAAGCACAAAAAATGCTTGGAATGACTGGAAATCTATTGACTGGATTCGGCTTTACACAGTCGGAAGCGCTGAAGCTCTCCACGTCTTTGGCGCGTATCGGCGCGGACTTGGCGGCATATCGCGGTTACGCCGGAGGAGCTGAAGGGGCGACTATGGCGTTAACTCAGGCGATGTTCGGAGAGACGGAACGGGCGAAAATGCTCGGTATCGTTATACGCCAAAACTCGAAAGATTTTCAGAGTTTGACTAAAAGCTTGATGAATTCGCATGGCTATACTGAAAGCATGGCTAAGGCTATAGCTACGATTCAAATCATCGAAAAACAGGCGGCGAACGCTTCAGGCGCGGCGACAATGGATACGATGGCAAATGCGATGAAACGCGCCGGAAGTGAAATCCAGGCTTTGCGCGAGAACGTCGGGAAATATTTTGCCGATGATGTAAAAACGGGCGTTAATGTCGTTCGGGATCTGGCGAAAACATTCAACGAACTCAACCCGACTACGCAAGAATTTATCGTAAAAACGGGCGCGATTGTTGCTGGTATGGGAGCATGGAGAACGGCGGCTGGGGCGTTGAACATTGCGCAAGCGTTGAACAACAAACTCACGGCTGACGGTGTGGGGAAAAAGACTGAATCTGTGCGGGCGAGGGCTGGCGAAACGGCGGCGGTGAAAGCTGAGACAAAAGCTCTCCAGTTACAGAATGCAGTAAAAAAAGAAGAGCTAATCCTTAAAGACAAGGAAGACAAGCTTAGTGCCGCTAAAGTCCATTACGAAGGAGCAAGGCGCGAGGCGCGTGGATGGTATCGAGCTCAGGATACAGCATTGGCGAATCTCAACGCGGCTCGGGCGGCACTTGGCGGGATTGACAGAGCGGAAGACCCGCTCCGATACGGGGAACAACTGACTAAAATCAAGGAGTTAAAAGAGCATTACAAAGGTTTTACGCCATATGTCAACAAGGCTACGGATGCTCTGAATAAGGCTGATGATGCGCTTGCGGCGGCTGGAAGAGCTGTTGAAAAGCAAAAACTCGCTTTACAGAACGCAACTTTTGCGGCAAAAGCTGGAGGCGCGGCGATTGACAAAGTCGGAGTGTCAGCACAGAATACGGCGGTTAAACTCACGCTTGCACAAAGGGCAACAAATGGATTTAAAACCGGAATCGGGAAAATCGGGCGAGGAATCGGGATGGGACTTGATTTTCTCGGTCCGGTCGGGCTTGGCTTGATTGGATTTGAGGCGGTAAAAGCGATTTATGATGAGTTTGACATATCGGGAGCTAGGGCTGTAGAGACGGCACAAAAAAATATCGATGCGGATATGCGGCAACTTGAAACATTGCGCGAGAGAGAGCGCACGATGAAATCAACCTTTGCAACGTATCAGAAGAATCTCGAAGTCCTTTCCGCTCTAAGCAAAGAAGAGCAATTGACTAATCGCGGGCGAAAAGCGGCAATTGAGATTATTGAAAGCCTAAAAAAAGCAAACATTGACCTTGGTGCGGTATACGACGAAAACACGGGGAAGCTTACGCTTGCGGCAGATGCGCAAAACAGGCTGAATGAAAAGCGAAAACAGGCGGTAAAAGCAAACCTTGAAGCGCAATTGAAGTCAGAACAGGCGGTTGCTAAAGGGCTTTCCAACAAAATGGACAAAAAAATAAAGGAAAAGGATGTAAGTCTCACGCGCAGCCTGTGGCTTGATTTTAAGGAGAGTGTGGCGAATTTGGGCAATATGTGGAATTTTAGACCTCTCAAAGAGCTTGAGGAACGAACTGAATTGCTCAAAGAGAAAGCTCGGGAACTTGAAGCTATATCATCGAAGCAAGATGCGAATATTGCGCGTATTAAAGCAATCAGAGAACAGCTCAAAGCACTTGATGATAGCGAAGGTGAAAATGCCGCTCAAAAAACGATTGAATTTGCCAAGCAGGAAATGCGGCTGAAAGAGCAGTTGAAGCTGAAGCAGGAGATGTACAAGTTCGACAGCCTTGAATCATCTGCTGACAAGATGGCGGCAATCCAAGACCGGATTAGCACACAAAAGAGCAAGATTACGGAATATCGTCAAAACGCGATTGCTGGTGTTGCGCTTGAGCCGGGACAGACGGAAAGCTGGGAGGCAAAACGTCTGAAAGAAGAAAGCAAGCTTATCGACCTCCAGCGGCAGGAAAAAGTTATCAGCAAAGAACGGCGAAATGACTTGAAGCTGTATTCTGAAATGCAGTTTGATATGAACATGCATAACGCAAAAAGCCTCAAAGAGCAAATCGACTTGATGAAGCAGCGGCAAGCAGTTTATAAGTCTGAAATGGAGGCGGCTATTGGAGAATCTGATATTCAGGCATTTAACACGGCGGCAGAAAAATATAAACAGGGGGCGCAAGAAATTGATGAAATGATGAGCGGCAATCGGCGTTCCGGCTGGTCGGTTACAAGTTCGGCGGCGTTGCATTATGGCACAATGGAGGCATACAGGGAGCAAAACAAGGTTTACGACAAAGACGGCGACAATAGGCAAGAACGCAACAAGTCGTACAAGACGATTAACGAGTATTTGCCAATGGTAAAGGAGTTTTTGACTACTCCGCTCTGGTCCACAGACGTAAAAAACGGGGATTATGACAAATTGCAGACAAATACCGCAAAGCAGACGGTGAAAGAGGCTATCAAAGAGCAGATTAAAGCGCATGTTACTCCTACGCAAAAAAGAGTTGAGGAAGTGGACTATACAAAGTCTTACACCCCTGAAGAGCAAAAATTAACGCCTTACTTTGACAAAGCACTTGAAGCTGTTATGGTTGACCCTGAAGCGGAGCGCACGAAAGAAGCTAAACAGATTGCAAGCAACGCCGCTGTTGAAGCTTTTGCAAAAGCTGTGGAGGTGGCAAAAAACGCGCAAAATGAAGCAGTAATCTCGTACAGCGAACAGCGGAAAAGCTCGGAAAGCGGCGGGAATAAAACTGTTCAGATGCTCGAGCAGAACGCAAACAAGAAGCTGATTGATTCGCTTCCGAAAATCGAAAAATACCTAACTGTAATTACGGACAAGATAGCGAAAACGCCGGAGGCTAGTACGGGACAAACGGTTGCGCTTTTTTGACATTTTTTGGCACGAATGCGCGGTTTTAAAATTCCGCGCATTTTGTACCAAAAATCAGAAAACTGTTTTTGCCAGTAGGTTGACAAGTTTTGCTATAGTGTAACAACGACTTCGACTTTAAGGAGGATTGCACATGGAGAAAGACGCGAAAAAAGAAATGGCTTGCCTTGCGATTGAGGGGCGAATTTTTGACGGGGAAGAACAGGCATCTTTGAACGCCCGCGAACTTTGGAAAGCGCTGGGGAGCAAGCAGGAATTTGCGAACTGGATTAAAGACAGAATCTCTTACTTTGAAGCAGAGAGAGATTACACCTCAGAAAAGCTCGTAAACGTTGAAAATCGCGGTCGATTTGCTCCTACAGAGTATTACATCACTCTTGACGTTGCCAAGCATTTTGCGTCGCTGGAACGCAACGAACGCGGCAAAAAAATCCGGCGAATTTTGCTTGAGTATGAAAAGTACATGCAACGCGAGGAAATCGCAAAAGAATATGTGGAAACGCTAATTTCTGTGCTCGGCATGGAAGAGGTTGCATACCGCATCAGCGTGTATGACGAGTTGCTTAAAATCGCGAAAGAAAACGGCTATACAGGGGATTAATCGGTACCATGGCTATCACCTACAAGTACGCAGTTGACGGCGACACATGGAGCACGGACACGAACGGGACTACGACTTTGACGCGCGAGCTTGTGTTTGAGCTTACAGGCGCGGACTATGGCAAGCTGGAACGCCTGTACAAGAACGCGTCTGCTCCTCAAATCCCTGTAAAGGGCGCGGCACATCCTAATAACTCGCTTTTTAAGGCTACAGGCGAAAAGTCTGTCCGGAAAGAGGCTGATGGAAAGAACGCCGTTGTTACAGTCAAATACTCTTGCGATGATAGTATTAGTGATACAAACGGGGAAAAGAAGCCGTGGGAACTCGGTTTCTCGTCCCTGTCTACGTCGGTCGAAGTCATTGCAAAGCCTATGTTGCGTGATGTCACGGGAGCGCCTGTTGAATCCACGTCCGGAACGGGAATCGAGGTGGTGCATGACGAAAGGCATGTTATCTTGCGTGCAACCTATGCTGTGCAGAAGTTTGACGCGGGCTGGATTGAGAAGTACAGCGGAACGGTCAACGAAAAGGAAATGCGGTTCGGGGAGAAATTCAAGCTCCGCGCGGGTATGTGGCGAATTCGGGACCTTTCTGGAACGAACGTAAAGACCACGGACGATAAAGGCAAGGAAAAGTGGAACTACTACAACGTCTCAATTGAGCTTGAGGGCGTTCCGTGGGTCGACGTAAACTACGATAAATACGAAAAGTTTTACAAGTATTCCGGCGGTTCGTGGGTGGAGCTCGGGAGGGGGCAACTTAGCGGTTTTGCAACGGTTGTAGGTAATCGGTCAACGCGTATGGTTGTAGGCTCTGGCAGTAAAAAGCAGACTGTACGTATACACCAGTGCAAAAAGACGAATTCAGATCCCTTTTTTGGCTCGTATGAAGAATGTTTTAAGGTCGCCTCCAATCAGAACGGCGTTGAAGAGGTATCGGAGCCCGTTTGGCTGAAAATGGACGGCACGCCGGAACTTCCGGATGCGAACGGAAAAGTTATCCATAACTGGCTATGCTACAAGGATTTTGAATCTAAAGACTGGTCGGCATTGTCGTTCCCGAAAAAGTGAGAAAGCGAGGAAATCATCATGGCTGACAGCGTACAAGTATACAAGCGCACGCCGGAGCGTGACAGAATTTTAACCGCCGTTCCGCGCCGTTCCCACGTTCCCACGGGAAATAAGGTGCAAAATGTGAGCACGAGGAGGCAAGCGGCTGAAGGTGGTATGTGGCAATGCTCTGTAACACGTTTCCAGAACGCCGAGGCAACAGAAGAAGATAAAAATAACTGGTATCTTGATATCACTTGGCAGGGGCGGGAATCTGTGCTGGAAGGTGATATGTATAAGGGAGTTGTAGGAATTTTTTATGCGGATACATCGTATACGAAGCGGAGAAAAGAATTTTTTGCCTATTATAACTACAACGGAAACAAGTTGATAGATAGATTAAGGATTGATGTCTCTAAAATTCGAATTGGGCTTCCTGTGTATTATTGTATTTTGACTTCAGAATTTACCATTGGAAGCGTCCCAAAGGATCAATATGAAGACTTTTTTATACATGTCGCAGAGATTAAGGGGGATTTGACTGTTGATGAATCTGGAAACACTAACTTTGTTTCCAGAATTAATCAATTTTTGAGTTCCGCAAAAGAAGTCGTTTATAATTATTATTCTGGACCTTTTTCTGCAAGAATTGAGACGTTAGGAACAGGCTACGAAGATCGGTTTAAAATAAACGATAAACTCGGGCGTATGACAATAGAAAGAGGCGAAGGGGATATTATTATAGATATAAAACCAGGTAAAGTTTATGTTAACAACGAGCCGTTAGGATCGTATGGCGGGAGAATTTTTTTAAGTGGTGCTCAAAAATATATAGTCCTTTCTATTGATAAGACTTCAAATGTAGGAACTTTTATTCGTTTTTCTACATATGACGACTTAACAAGAAAGCTACTTGATGAAAATTGCTATTTTTTTGGCATTGTAGGAATGTTCAATAGTTACTCTTGGTTCAACGGTGACGATAATGAAAGCCCTGTTTTATATCAGCTTGTAAGCGGTGATATATATATTGTAGGAGAAAAACCGCCTTATGATGGAGAGTTCGCGCTTCGGGTTGAATCGACAGAAAGAGACGAGGAAGGCAAAGTTACGGCAACAAACATTGTGGTTACGAACGGTTTGTATGATAATGCAAAATATGCTGGGCGGGTTTTGTGGGGAGGAGTGCTTGTTAGAAAACCGTCGACATACAAAGCTAAAATAAATGAATCATCCAAAAATAAATACATTTGGTTGAGGGTTGGAATAGGGCAAAGCAACATAAATAGCGAATATTATCTAAAAGATACTGATGAACCCACAAAACAAACAGAAGAAGATGCAAAAAACGAAGAGTTCCCTTATTGGTGGCTTATTGGATATGTAAACAATGGGAAGGCTCATCAAGCTCACTATTACGGACCGCTTGTTATTACTGATAGACTGTATGATGTCACAGATAAAGAAGAGGATAATTCTAAATGAGCGAAACTGAAAAAGAGTTTAAGCTGACTCGCTTTAACCGTTATCTTGCTTCGCACAGTTGGTTAGAGTGGCTTGATTTTATTGACAAGATGAGAGAAGACCACTACATATTCTTGTGGCCAGGAAAACAATTTACATCTGCACAGGAAGAAGCCTATAAGTATAAGAAACTTAAGGATTTATTAAAAATAAAAAAAGGTTGGCTTATTGCTGACCATAACCATATTATAGACGAAATGTTAAGAAGGGATTTTTTGCTATTTAATATGGCAAAAGACTATCCAGTTAATCAAGTGTATGCAACACCGTTTGTTCCGGATTACAGTGAATTGGAAAAGACAAAACGTTACATTGGGGTACATGGTGCAGAGTATAAATCTTTGCCACATATAAATGTAACACCGTGGTCTTGGGACACGATAAATACAGATAGATTATATCATTTGTTGGGTTATCCCACACCGTCAGGAGTGATATTCCACGAACTTTGCGACCTTTACGCTCTTTACAACGGTATAATGACGCCGGGGAGGGCGTCTTGCGATACCGTCAGTAAAGTTTATACTAATCACAATGGCGTAACCCCAACTGGAGACTATGGAGAATTTTACAATAATTATGACGTCAATTTCGGCAACTGGCAGACTATTACGTGGGACGGTAATTACAAGGATATTAGGGCAACTCGAACAGATAATGTCCAGCTTAAGATAAATTATAAACCGGAATTCGAGGCTCCATATCGTCTTATCTTGATAGGTTTTACAAGAAATTCTTTCGAGTTCGACGGGCTTGGTGTCGCAGATTTTGCGAATAAATGGAATGTATTCTTTGATTCCGGTCCGGTTCAGGGGGAATATCATTCACCACTCATCGGAACAGACCAGTTTTATATATGCAAAAATCCGGAAGCATTTAAAAATATCACAAATCAGCACACTTCCGCCGGATGGATGGTTGAAGATTGTCGACTTTTTGTTCTCCCTCCTGAAGGACATTTTTCTTACGATTATGTACCGGAAGAAGAACGGGAGGAATGGGCTTCGTACATGGTTAAAAGATTGCATAAAAAATTCCCAAAGTGTTACCCGGCGATAACTCAACAAGAAAACCAGTAACCGCCTTCGCTGGTTGACAAGTTTCCCCTGTTTTGAAGCGACTAGTCAATCATAAAACCACCAATATCCGGAAAGGGCTTGAAAATGTCGGTTACGTTGATATACGTTGATGTTAACACGGGGGATTGCTACAGCGAGAGCGGCGGGCAGTTTGTGAACAGCAATCGCCTTGTAAGTTACCTTGATTCGCACGAAACCTACGAATTGCACTACGTGACGAACGGGGGAGCGGCTGGAACGCCTGATACGTGGGATAAATACACAGGATTTGCGGGAAGCGCGGTTGCGTCCCTGTTTGGCATTGACAATAACGTTATACACCAGTTTGAGGCGAAACTTGCGGGTTCGGGCGCGATTGCAAAGGGCGACAGCGTAACGAGTATCACGGCAACGCTTGCGGCTGAAGAAATGCTTGTCCCGAAAACGGGCTTCCTACTCCTCCGAAACGGCGCGGGAGAAGAGCAGACTTTTGCGTATACTGCACGCACGAAAGGAACCGGAACTTACACCTTTACGATTACAGCAACGGCGGCAACTTACGCATTCGCGGCGGGTGATACAGTCGGCGTTCCGGAAGCTCTGATGGTCAAAGCGGAGGGCGTGTACAACGAAGAGAGCAACGCGCTGAACTGGGTCGACGATACGCGCAAGGATGAGGGTGTTTTTACCGTTCATTTTTGGATGATGAGTGACAAGGTAATGTCCTTTTTCGACTTTGAGACTACTGAAGAAATGGACGTGCGTTTTGAGCACGCGATAGCCATTTCCGGCGAGGTGGTCAAGCGCGTCCAGCAGGAAATGTACATCAAAAAACCTCTGCTGTTTAAAAATCCCTCTGCAAGCGTGCCTAACGTTAACGCGCAGGGGATAGCAAGTCAATTGTGGGTGCTGTCACTTTTGCGCGATACTACAGAGGTTGAATACTCTGTAAATGGTACATCCGGCTGGCACGCGGAAGCGACGGAAGACGATGAGTATTACCATGAGCGCCCGAAGACGCTTGGCGGCGAATGGGGAGCGGCGAAAAAGCGATACCGTGGTGCGGCAGGACAGATTAAAAGCGTGACTGCTGTCACAGGCGAGGCGGGGACGGAAGCGAGCGTTGAAAACACCGGAAGCAGTTCTGAAGCTGAACTGAAATTCACGATTCCGAAGGGCGCGAAAGGCGATACAGGCGCGGCGGCGGGATTCGGAACTCCGACGGCGACAGCGACGGCGGGAGCGGCTGGGGGGAATCCTTCGGTTGAAGTGACGGCAAGCGGGGAAAATAGCGCAAAAGTGTTTAATTTTGCGTTTACGATTCCGGCTGGGGCGCAGGGAACGGCAGCAGGGTTTGGAACTCCGACTGCGACGGTACAGACGCTTGACGCGGGGAGCAACGCGGAAGTTGCGATTGCGGCGAGCGGGGAAAACAACGCGAAAGTGTTTGCGTTTACGTTCAAGATTCCGCGCGGTGAGACTGGTTTTATGGATGAGGCGGCGGCACTCGATACAAGCGCGGCTGGATATGAAAAAGGGAGTATTGTGACATTCGGAACGCCCGTTGAAACGTATCAAGTGATTACGGCAACATCCAAAGGTGAAACTCCGGCTAACGCCTCGGCAAAATTCGTCAAAATCGCGGCGGCTGGAGGAACTGGACCTAAAGGAAATACTGGAGCAACCGGAGCGGCGGCTGGTTTCGGCACACCGACAGCTACAGCGACGGCACTCGATTATGGCAAGGCTCCGACGGTATCAATCACGGCATCGGGCGCGAATACGGCTAAAGTCTTTGCATTTGCTTTTGGCATCCCTAAGGGCAAGGATGGTACAAATGGTACGAACGGCACGAACGGTACAAACGGAGTGACTTTCACACCCGCCGTGAGTGCAGATGGCGTTCTATCGTGGACCAATGACGGCGGCAAACCTAACCCGGCGGCAGTGAGTATCAAAGGTGAGGCGGGAAGCGGCGTCAATCCAAAGGGAGTGTACGACGCTACAAAGACTTACGCTAAATTTGACATGGTCCGTGGCAATGGCGGTCAGTGGGTTAGCAAGGTTGACAATAACACCGGAAATGCGCTTCCGACGCTTCCGACGGAGCAGAATGAGTTCTGGTATCTGGGCTCGAAAGACGGAATCAACGGCACGAATGGCACGGACGGGGAAGACGGAGCGAACGGTACGACTTTCACTCCGGCTGTTTCGGCATCAGGCGACTTGTCATGGACGAATGACGGGGGAAGACCTAACCCGGCAACGGTCAATCTCAAGGGAGCGCAGGGAGAATCGGCGTATGATGTCTGGAAAGCGCAAGACGGCAACTCCGGCAAGTCCGAACAGGCGTTTTTAGAGGATTTGCGCGGCAAGGCGTTCCGGCACTCGTTTACATCGTCCGATGTTACGGCGGGGACACTTACAATCGCGGAAACGGGCATACCTGTATCAATCAGCGACAATACGGGCGTGACATACCCCTTGCAGTTTGGCACGGCTACAATCGCGTCTGACGGCGGCTCTGTTGCCATTGACATGGCATCCAACATCGCGGCTATCGGCAAGGCGATCACAGGCACATGGCAAGTCAATTTCGCGGCGGGCGCGTCGGCTGGCAGTAGCGGGGATACTTGGCAGTATGGCATTGACTATGACACGTCAATTGCGACTGCGGCGACTGCTTGCAAGAGGATACAGGCGGTCAATGGCTCGATTTATACAGAGGTCTCCTCCTTTTCGCAAATGCCAGCGCATAACTTGAGACGTTGCGTGATGAGCAACCTTGCGACGCGGACAATTGCCTATTACTTGCATCCCTCTAACTCAAACTTGAAAGAGGATGGCACGGACGCGACGCTTACAGGCGCGGACGGCGATGTTATGGTTGAGATACCTATTACGCATTGGCGCGTTGATACTTACACAGACGCAAGCGCACATGTGCACTACAGATACCTTGTATCTGACAAGCCGTTCCCCGGTTCCTCGATTCACCCGTTCTTTTATGTTTCACCGGACGGGTCGACGGCGCGTGTTCAGTATGTGGGGGCGTTCCGGAGCGTGCTCTGCAATGCCGCGGGGACTCCGGTTTCGACGGCGGGGCTGACGGAAGCGGCGGCGTATTCCAATGGAATGCGGTTCCGGTCGCTGCCGATGTACAAGCCTCACTCGGGGGCGACGCTTGCGCAGTACCGCGCGGGTCACGCGGCGAACAACGGCGGGACGAACGTGAACTGCCTGTTCGGTCAGTGGGCGGTGCTGATGATGGCGATCGACGCTGGAAGTCTGGACACGCAGACGCTGTCGCCGGGGTTCACCAATTGCACGGCTTTCGACTATTCGGCGCTCCGCGAAACTGGGCGTACGAGATGGTACGGCAATGCGACGGGAAGCTGCGTCGCGGACGTTTCGGGCGCGGACGCGGACATTACCGCGTGGCTTTCCGGGCTGACGCCGGAGAAGAAGATTGTGCAATGGAGCTGGCGCGGGATCGAGGACCCGTTCGGGGCGCTGGCGTATTTTGAGGATGGTTTCCAGAAGCATCCGTCCGGCTATTGGTTTACACAGTCTACAAGCAAGTATAACGAGTTCAACGCTAATCTCTCCGTCGGCGAAACTTCGGGTGTTTTCCCGCCCTCCGGCTACACGGGCAACGCGCTTAACTGGGTTTATCAGGTATTCCCTAACTCGGGAGGTTTTATCAAGACTTTTGACAAGAAAACCTTTCTCCCTCTGACTATCGGCGGGGCGAGTACAACATACCTTTGCGACCGTGTTTACAACGACGGAGAAACGGGCGCAAGGGTGATTTACCGTGGTGGTCAGCAGTCCGCCGGAGGAGCGGCGGGGATGGGGTGCGTTTATCTGCTAGGCGAGCGTTCGGTGGCGTTGAAATACGCGGGCGGGCGGCTGGCGTGCTGAAAACAACAGGGCAAAAAAATAGGAGTTATGAAGCATGATTGAGACTATCGAGACGCTTCCGGCGGGTTTTCACGCGGAATTTTTCCGGGAGACGGAATCTTTTACCGCTCCGGAAATTCGACGCGAGGGCATGACGGTCTATTTTCCGGCGTTTGTAAGGGCTATAACGAACGAAAACGACGAATACGGTATAACTGTCACGTATCGCTATTTCGACGTTCCTATACCCTTTACCGGGCAGGATTTGACAAATGAAGATGAGTTCGCATTTGTGAATTACGCGGCAATCCGAAAGTTTTTTTACGGCACGCAGGAAATGCAAGCGGAACTTCGTGACGATTTTGTGTGGGAGGCGCATAGGCAAGCGGTCAGAAGCGCGTTTCCAAAGGCGGCAGGGGCGGTGAATGAACTTGCGCAACGGTTCAAGGTGATTAAAGCGACATTCTGGGCGGCGGTTGATGAAGTGTGCTCGAAAGTAGGAAAAACGCGTGCAGATTTGCCCGTATCGGGCGGTTTTAACGCGGAGCAGATGGTCGCTTTTGCCATTGAGAACGGCATGAGCGCGGCTGACATTGCCTCGTATACAAGCAAGTTTGCAATCATCAGCTTAAACTTGCTTCAGAATAACCGGAATTGGGATGAACTTTTTGTGGATATTCCGGCTCCGGCGGCGACTGAAACAACGACTGAAACAACTGAAGCAACAACTACAACCACAGCAGAAAACGGGGAGGAATAATCATCATGCCTTTTACGGAAAAGTTTTACACTGACGCGGAAATGACACAAACTCCTCCGGCTGGAACTCGGGTTATTTTTCAGGGTTACTCGGACGGCACGGCAAGCGGGGACAAAGTCTTGCGGTATAAAGATGAAAACGGGGAATTCGGCACGGTTTCGGCAAGCGGTTCCGGTGGAGGAAGTGCGCCTGAGCAGGAAATGGCGATCACGTGGGGCGTGCTTGCGTCTGTTACGGACGCTTCAAGTTTTACGGGGACGGCGCAAGCGCTGAAATCGGATGGGACTTTAAGTCTTCCCGGCGCGGTGACATACGACTTTACAAAACCGGAGGCGTGACGGTATGAGTTATCTGTACATCAGAAAGCAGGATCCGACGGCAGGGACAAAAGGCATCATGTGCGGTGGCGTGTTTTTGCCTGTCGAAAATTATGAGGCAGGAGCGCCAACGCCAGCGGAGCAAATACCGACAAGCGGCATGGTTTTCTATCTCCCCTGCGACAGCTCGGACTATACCACGGCGCAGACAGGGCAGTCGTTGACGAAAACCGGGACGGTGACCGCAAAGACGGTCGACGGCATACCGTGCCTTGAAATAACGTCCGGTTCGTATCTGAGCGGCACGCTTGACGGGTTTTCCGGGGATGTATCTATGGCTATGTCTTTTTGGTTTAAGCGGCTCAACAGTAACTCAAGCGCGTATATTACAGCAGGGCGCGGCAATTACAGCCTGAGTGGAGGTGATGAAATCTGGGCAAGTGTGGAATCGGACCATATTGAGACGGCATGCGGGAGCTCCAGCAGTGATGCAAGACGCGCGGGAATCCTGTATTCCGAGATTGGAACTGACTGGCATCACGGCTATTTTTGCTATGACGCGACAAGCAAGAAATATAAGACCGTTATGGACGGAGATACGGAATACGCGGCGTATTCGGCGGAGCGGTCATACAGTTTCCAGAGCGGGCTTAATTTTTGCATCAACTCGCTGGCGCGAGCCACTTATGCTATTAGAGGAAACGCGAACTATTCGCAAATTCGCATTTTCAACCGGGCGCTTACCGACGCGGAAATACAGGCGCTGGCGCGGGAATTCGTGTTTAATAAAGTCCCGTCCGTGGGGCGCAAGGGAATTATGATACCGACGGGGCAGAGCATGACCGTAGAGCATAACCCCACAAAATCGCTGTTTATCCCTCTTCAAACAGCTTACGGAACGCCTCAAGCCGGGCAGAAGGGGATTATTGTGCGGAGCACGGCGGCGGGAGTAGGTAACCTGTTTATCGCGGTGAAAGAGCAATCAGCAATTCCGGATGACGGGCTTGTATTTTACGCGCCGCTTGAGGAGGAGGCAAGCTCGGCAGATACCGGGCAGGCGTTGACCGTGGCGAATGGAACTCCAGTTTATACAACCTATAAAGGCGTCCCATGTGCAAAAATGGAGGCTACTAGGATTGATTTTCCAACTACCGGGTTCCCTGCTACAACGTTCACTATTTCAGCGTGGTATTACAAAGTTTCGGGGAGCGGCTATCGGTCGTTTTTCGGGTGGGGATATGATTCGCCGTATAAGGCGTGTGTTTTGCAAGACCATGACGGAAAACTGGCGGTTGAACGGGCGAACGGACGAGAAGACACGACGTTCACGCTTTCTGGCTGGGTTTGTTGTACCATGACTTACAATAATGGGACGTGCAACATTTACGCAAACGGGAAGCTTGTAAAGACATTCACAATGACGCTTTATTTAAGCTCGACAAACAACAATGGGACCATTGGCGGCTGGATTGCTAATACATTTTCCGAAGGCTCTTGCAACGCTTATATTGCCGCGTGCCGAATTTACAACCGGGCGATATCGGCATCGGAAATCACCGCCCTTGCGAACGAGTTCACACCGGAGGCATAAACCATGAACTTTTACAGACCCGTTTTGAAGTTGGCGGCAGAGTACGAGAAGCATACTGACTGGCTTTTTAAGCTGGCGTGGGAATACATCCCTATCATCAAGATTACAGGCAAAGAGGGGAAGAAACAAGCGGCATATCGGGCGGTTTCGGACGCAATAGAGCTCGCGCCGGATGACAATGTCGCGGTGCTCTTTGGCTCGTACATCCACGAGCTTTATCACGCCTATCAGAGGCGAAAGTTGACGTTGCCTGTTTACTTGCTTGCGCTCGGCTTGGCGCGTCCTTTGCTGGAAAAACGCGCGAAAGAAGAAGAGCTGAAAGCGGTTGAGTGGGCGGGGGTGTATCAGATAGAGCAATGGCGAAAAGACGCGGAAGAGCGGCTTAAAAACCGCTAAAAACGGGGAAGGAGAATAGCGCGATGAGTGAACATTGTCACCATAATCCGAAAATTGAGGTTATAGAACGGACGGCGCACGGGGATATTTTCCGGCTGCTGAAGCCGCTTCCGTTCAATTTTAAGGGGGAAAAATTTACCGTGCCTAAAGGTTTTTTGAGCGACGGCATGAGTGTCCCGGCGTTTTTATGGGCGATTGTATCGCCTCGTATCGACCCTAGGACGCTTTGCGGCGCGATTGCGCACGATTATATCTACAGGGAGCAACCGGACGGCTGGACACGGAAAGACGCGGATAAAATGCTTTATGCAATCATCCGCGCGGACGGGCTAAGCTGGATGCGCTCTCAGCGCGTCTACTGGGGCGTTCGGCTTTTCGGCAGCGTGGCATGGCGGGAGAATCGCAAGGCGATTATCAGAGAGTACCTTTACCGTTTTTTGAGCTCAAAAGAGCGCGAGAGGTTGACAAGTTTTGCTACTGGTGTAAGGCGCAATGTCAATTCGGGACGGCGCAAAACAGGGCATAAAAAATAAAAAAGAGAGACAGAGGGGTTATTATGACGCAGGAGTGGGCAATCGCGCTGCTCGGCATTACGCTGAGCGTGATGACTGCGATTTTGGCTTGGATGGCTGGCACGATATCGGGCATCAGGCGAGACTTGCAGAAGTTTGTGCAGAAAGAAGACTGTAACCGGGCAATGGACACGCATTGCGAGGAAATCCGGACGATTACGGAGGAAATCCGGAACGTTTGGAAAGATATCAGAAAGAACGATACGCGTATTGCACACCTTGAAAATCTGACTGGTTTCGTGCCGAATGTACGCAACATCCATCATTCTTGAGAAATCGGCAAAAGTCGGTATAATAAAACAAAAAAACCAAAGCTAGGGAGACCCTAAAAAATGAAAATGAAAAACGTCACGAAAATGGCAATTGCAGGCGCGTTTTGCGCTATGATCCTGACAGGTTGCGAGCTCTTTAACGCGGACAAAAAAGCGGAAATCCGCGACAAAGCGCACGCGGCAATCATCGAGTTTTTGGAGACAAAGGGACAGGATAAAGCCCTTGAGTACATCGACAAGCTCGTTGCGGAAGGCAAGCTCGGCGCGGCAAATGCGGAGAAAATCAAGGCGGCAATCCCTCTCGGAATCGACAAGGTCAAAGAGGTTATGAACGGCGGCAAGACTGATTCCGACGTGAATGCGGGAGCAGATACGAAATCCACGCCGGAACAGGGCAAGTGAACGACATGGCTCTGTACCTGAGAAAAACGCCTGTTGAGGCAATCCAAGTAACACGCAAAAACGCGGACAAGGTGCTCGAATTTGTGGGGAAACACGGGCAGTATTTCCCCTCTCAACTTGCCTTGCGTGTTGTTACTCCGGAAGGGCTTACATTGGCAAGTGACGGAGAGTATATCGTCAAAGATGGCGATGACTTTTTTGTTGTTCCGGCGGAACAGTTTGAAGCAAAATACAAAAAAGCGGGAGACTGAGAAAACATGAAGAAGAGTGGAATTATTGCCGCCGCTGTTGCGGCTGTTGGATTGGTTGCTTTTGCGACTGGATGCTATTCAACGGTAACGCATTACGACGAAAACGGCAAAGTTATCAAGGTTGAAGAAGCAACCAATTTTTCGCGGGTGATGGATGGCACGAACGCCAAATCCCAGTTGATGCTTGTCAACGGTTTTTACGCTGGATTTGAAGCAAGCGCAACAGCCGGAGAGAATTGCACGCCGGGTGTTATTACCAAGTTCGCAAACGGCAAAATCGCGATTGTCAACATTAAGGATAAAGCGAATTTCACGGGCGCGGACGCGGTAATCAAGACGTTTTTTGCGGGAGGGGTTGAAGTCGGCCCCACTGGCGTAAAAACTCAAGAAAATTCGGCGAACAGTGCAGAAAAACCATCCGAACAGGGGAATAAGTAATAAATGGCGTGTTCAGGGAACTGCTCTGCGTGTCCATTCCCGTGCGCGGGAGCGTCCAAGCTCTTTGAACGCGCCAAACAAACCATTACGGGCGAAAACAAAACGCCTGAACACGGGAATGATACAAACAACAAGGGGGGAATCAAGATGAGTGAAGCGGTCGGGGGATGTCACGCTGGGAATGAAGAAAAAATCGGTCGCCTTGATGAGCGGAACAACGCGAACGCGGAGCGCGGTAAAACGTGCCTCACGTGCTTTGTGGTTGGCGCTCTTGTAGTGGCTGGCTCTCTTTGGTACATCAACAGCAAGATTGACGCTCTCAAGGTCGAAATCGCCACGGGCATTACCAAAGTCCAGACGGAATCCAGTATCAAACTGCAACACCTTGAAAAGCGCGTGGAAGAGCTTATCCGCGATTGCGAACAGGCGAAACGCGATTACACTTCCGCACGCGTCTATATCTCAAGGCATAAAGAGTAACTGTTACATTACTGTTACATTACTGTTACATTACTGTTGCATGTTTTTAAACTCAAAATCAGCGTTTAGGCGCATTCTGAAAGTTTGAAGTTTCAACTTTTCAGGGTGCGCCTTTATCTTTATTGCAGTCACTTCAAAAATAAAAAAAGAATAGGGAGGATTGCAAAATGGCAACGCTGAACGACGTAGCAAAAATGGTCACAATGCTTTTTCCGGACGCGATACCGGGGGAAGATTTTAAGCTGGAAGTTCGGGGAGACGGGGATCTGAAAGTTCCGGCGTTTTCATACTGGAACACCGCGAAACTCGGGATGAAACACTCAATTCCGGAACTCCATGAAGTCTACATGCGCTTTATCGGAGAAATCAATCGCGTAAACCCGACGGAACCGCTCGGCGACCCGCTTCCGGAGCTTACGGAACGTCGGGAAAAGGTGTTGCGCATGCGACAGGAACGGGCAAAATTGAACTCGGTTCCAGAGGTCGTAGGCGGCGTTGTATTGACTAAGGTTATACGATAAAAACATCAAAAACGGGGAGGGGATTTTTTATGGCTGAAACAATGGTTGGGACGTCCGAAAACGGGGAATTTTACAGCGTCCGGAACGCGGCAGATTTACTCGGCTTGAAGAGCATCAGCTACACGCGGCGGCGCTTAGGCACTCCGGACGCGGTCGAAAAGCAGAAAAGCGGCGTGCGGTTTTTGTACACTTTGCGGCACATCGAAAAGCTGAAATTTACACTCAAAAGAGAACGGAAAGAGCGGGAATCAGAACGCGGGAAGATTGCTTGCTATCATTGTCGGCGGCGGTGTGACAAGTGCGCTCTGCGGTCTGGGATTTGCCCTGATTGCCAAGCTAAAAAGCTGGTCAAAAATTTTGCTTGCCACGGCGACTGTACCAAGTGCGCGCCTGATTGTCACCTTTTGCGAGTGCTTGACAGGGCGTTGCATGAGTATGGACGCGCGGTCGCAGGGACGCGTTAAAACAGAAAAGCCGCCCTTTTTAGGGGGCGGCTGTCTGCCTTTTTCGCTCTTCCAAGCTAAAAGTCGCAATAGCCTTTCGGCAACAACAAAAAGAGAATTTTTGTTGTTCTTTAATTTAACACCGCTTCCAGCTTTTTCAAGTCTTCGGCGGAGCTTTTTTCAATTTTTTTTATCAGCTCTTTTTTTGCGGCTTCTTTTGCAGCTTTTTCCTGCGGCGATTCCACGAAAAAGCCATTCCGCTGGACGGCAATGGCGGATTCCGCTATGTTCAGCGCAAGCTCCTTGCGTGCCTGCGGGATAATCAGCCGACCGTTTTTGTAGGCTGTAAAGGTTGAGTATTTTACTCCAAGCGCCTTGCAAAAAGCCTCTGAGGTTAATCCCGATGCCTCGAAGATATCCTCAAAGGATAGCTTTTCAAGGAGCTGTTGACGGTAGTAGAAAAACTGCAGGTTCCCGATTACGTGCATCCCGGCAAGGTTGTAGAGATGCACATATGCCGTCTCGGCGAACGCGGGGCTATCTTCCGTAAACGCGATTTTGTACAGCTTCTGTCCTTTCATGCTTTTTTCTCCAGTTTTAAACCGAGCCTCCCGTTTTTGTGAAAGGCGCGGTGTTTTTTTTGATTTTACTCGTTGTATTCTTCGAAAACCGGACTTTCTGCGACTGATGCCGCTTCGCGCGGCGTACAATCAGTCCAGCCCTCATAAAATCCGGAATTGCCGATTTGGATAGCGTTTTCACACTCTTCCACGCCATCCATGCAACCGCGCCAGCGGCGCACGATTGAGTTCGACATATCATCATCGTCGATGATGTATATGTCTGACTGACTGTAGCAGGCGTTAGCGTCTGCTACCTCCTTTGCGTGGAAGAGGTCGCCTTCCACGTTGGTTTTGATTCCGTTGCAGTAGATATACATTTTGTCCTCCTCAATATTTTGTTTTTGTGTGAGGGTTCCCCCACATCGTCAAATCTTTGATTTCTAGTTCGTCGGGCCAGTCGCTCAAATCGCCGTTTAGTACAAAATCGTCATTCATTTCAATGACTTCTTTTGCGGTTTTTATGAAAATGAGATCGGCCGGCATGCCCGTTCTGTAATCTATGTACACGCAGATAGGGTCGTTATCTGCGACCGAAAAACCGTTTTCGCGCGCCCTAGAGATGATGTCGGCGCGCGTTTTGGGGTAATTGATTTGTTCAAGTTTGTACCACATGTTCTTCTCCTTCTTTACGCCGGGCTTTTCGCCCGGATTTGTTGTTAAGTGTCAGCCTAGTCTCGACAGTCCCTTTGCCCCTTTCAAGTCAGCTCCCTTCAACTCAGCTCCCCTTAAACCAGCTCCCTCAAAGTCCGCATGGTTCAAGTCTGCGCCCTTCAAATTCGCGTAGCTCAAATTCGCGTAGCTCAAATTCGCGTCGCTCAAATTCGCGTAGCTCAAATTCGCGTATCTCAAATTCGCGTAGCTCAAATTCGCGTATCTCAAATTCGCGTATCTCAAATCTGCACCTCTTAAGTCGGCACAGCTCAAGTCTGCGTAGTTCAAGCTTACTCCTTTCAAATTCGCATAGGATAGCTTATGTTTCACCTTCTCAAGGGCTTTTACGAGGCTTTCAGCCTCGATTTTAAGTGAAGGTATCAATGTAAGTGATAGTCCAAGTCTTTTTAGCCATTTTTCTTCTCCTTTTTGCCCCGCCGGAAGCGGGGCGGTGTGGTTATTCAGATTTTTTGAGGCGTTCAAGGGCTTTTTTGTAGTCCTCTTCCCTTATCGTAGAGTGATAAGGGCGTTTCTCCTCAAAATCCGGGCGCTGGCGGTCAGAGCTCTGCCACTCTGTAGTACCATGATACTGTATGGTACCATCCTCAAAGACGCGGCATCTGCAAGGTCCACACCAGCAGAGCCCCATGTCTTTGGTCACGATGGAAACGCTTTTTGCGTTCTCATCGTAATCAACCCCCGGGACAAGCGGGGCTGGGGTGATTTTGACCTTGGGCCTTGGCGACTGGCGGTGCCTCACGACGCGCTTGCGCGGTCCCGCCTTTTTTGTGCGTGCGCGGTGCGCGGTGCAAAGCCCTTCGAAAAAAAAGATCTTGCCGCGCTTGCGCCGCTCTGCGAGCGGCGTAAAGTCCGACAAACTGCATCCGCGAAACCGGGGCAGGCGTTCTTCGATGACCATGCTCAGCTCCGTCAAATTCATACGAAGCCCTTTTCTTATCCCGCGCATGTATGCGCGACTGAAGGGGTATCTTATGATTTCGCGTTTTTCACTCATCATCTTTTCGACGTTCATCTTGTCTTCTCCTTCTTTTTCACTCGCCCATTTCGCGGGCGAAATCCTTTTCCTGCTCAATAAATCCGCGCAACTCCGCGCGGACCTCTTCTTCGTCCGCGTACTCCTGCGCGGCGCTTGCGTACGCCCACTGGGCTGTGCCCTCATTGTGGGCATCCAGCCCGGCGGTGGCGTATTCCTCTTCGGCGATCTCAAACAGGCGTTCTTCCGTAAATTTCATTTTCTTCTCCCTCTTGCCCGCTCCGGCGGGCGGTAATTTTTTTCTTTTTTTTGTCGTTTGGTTGGTTGTTCTGCGTAAAGACCTAAAACCGCGTTTGCTTTTGGGCGGGGGTGGTTCCGCCCGGGTCGCTTTCTTAATTTTCAAAGAGCTTTTTTTGTCTCAGGGTTGCTCTCCCTGTTACAGTGCTTAATATATACCATATCTGATACTTTACAAGCGAAAATATAAAAATTTTTGCATTTTTCTTGTTTTGAACTCAATTTTTCTTGATTTTCTGATAGCAATTATTGATTATTGACGATTTTGCGGGTAAAAAAAGGCAAAGAGCGTGCGCCTGTCATGCGATGACAGAAGCATCGCGCCACGCGCTATCACGTCCATACCTATCAGCAGGTCAAAGCCTGCATCAGCTCCAGCCTCTGCTACTTGCAGAGTAGAGAGTGTAAAGCCTCCCTTAAAGCGTACATCTATAGTATATATAGATACGCGCTCTGTACCATGCACACCAGTGACAAGGGCAGTGTCGATGCTTTGCAAGTGCAAGGCGCGCGCTATGTCGCTTGATATCATAGACGATGTCGCGCCTGTGTCAAAGATAGCCTTACAGCTCCTTACCGCGTCCGCGCCTGTCTCCATGCCTTGCCTAGAGCGTGCTATGGTGACTGGTACAGCTAACTCACGCGCAAGAGTATCAAAGTATAGGGAGCAAGCAAAAATCTTGTTATCGCCTGTATCGTGATGTGCCATTTTATAGACCTTTCCGGCTGGTGGATGATACTAAAAACCCCGCTTTTGAGGGCGGGGAAACAGGAAGGGAGGATAAACCGGTGTAATTTTTCGGTTACGTGGTAGTAGTAGCCGGATTTGCGGCGTTGAGGATGTTGAGAGTTGCAACACCCGCGACGCAAATGATTGTGGCTAGATACACACGCTCGCCGACAAGTCCACTTGCTTCAGCCGCCGCACTTGATCCTGAAAAGACAATGGGGAGCACCGTGCCGTTACAGAGCTGAACGGCGGGGGAAAGAGTGGAAGTTGTTGTTGCCGGGACTGTCAGCATGAAAATATCCTGCTGTCTGAGACGGCAAAGTGTGGAACGAAGCGAGTATATGACGTTGGTAGTCCCGACCACGGGAGCACCGAGCGCATATCTGCAAAAATAACCATATCTGCAAGCCATTTTTAAATCTCCTTAAATGTTTTTTTAGGTTGTCCCGTTCCAGTTTTGAGGCTGAAACGGGATGTTTTTACGGGTTTGTCAGCAAGCAGGGTTGCTACCGTTGAGACCCGCGGCGGCACATCCGCTTCCGGCGGCGTACTGCCCGAAGCGCTCAAGGACAAACAACTGCTGTTTTGCCTCTGCGAGTTTGCGCTCAACATCAGCTGTATACTGCGCCTGAATGAGGGCACGTGTTGCCGCGCCTTCTGCCGCAATCGCGGTTTTGAGCTCGCAATTTTGCATGGCGTTGTTGTAGTTGAGCTGTCCAAACTGCTGGGAAATGTTGGCGTTAAGAGACTGAATGCTCTGCTGAGTGTTACAGCAACAGGAGGCAATAGCCGCCTGAATATCGCGCTGTCCAAGCTGATTCTGATACGCGGAATTCGTAACTGCGTTGCTGATTTCGCGCTGTCCGATCTGATTCTGGTACGCGGCGTTGGTGATTGCCGCGTTGGTGTCAGCGAAGGACTGAAAAAGATTGGAGCGAAGGTCGCTGAGCGTGTTTCTGATGCCGTTGACAGTCTGGGATGTGTAATTTGCACCCGCTTTGAGTTCGGCGATGTTGGTTGCGTCAGTGATTGCAAGGTCGGCGCCGAGCGCACCAATTCCGGACGTGCAACCGCCGCAACCGTTTCCAGCTCGATTTCCGAAGCCGCCGAAGCCGCCGCCCCATCCGCCAAAGGCGAAGAAGAGCAGGATAATCCAAGCCCACCAGCCGCCGCCGAAGCCGCCGCAATCGCCCCAACCGCCGTTGTTTTTGTTGTTGTTCAAAAGTGCCATTGCTTCCCATCCGTTGAAACCAGAATTTCCGGCGGGATTGACGTTGTAAATCGGAACTGCTTCCATGATTTTACCTCGTGTCTTTTAGAGTTTTTTGTTGAAAAGTGAGTGTAAAAGACGCGGATTCCGGAGCTCCGCGACGATTACAGGGAGAAATATAAAAACTGATTTTGGAAAGTTGAAATATTGGAAAATCGGGGAACGTATGCGGACTTTGAAAACTCGATTTTTTGAGAAATCGGAGGGCGGGGATATAGTGCAGAAAACAGGAAAAATAAACGTGGGGAAGTCCAAAAATGAGCGAAGAAACGAAAGTTGTTGAAGTTGAGGAACCGACGGTTCCGGAAGATATGCCAAAGACGGATGAACAGGCAGTTGAAACTCCTGCTCCGATTCCGGAAAATCCGGTTGAAACTCCGGTTCCTGCGGCAACAGCTGAAAGCGTCAATTCCGAGCGTGTTAAACTTGAAAACGAGGCGTATCAGCGACATTTCCAAGCGTTGCAGGATGAGATTGCAGAGATACGCAAAAAGTATCCGGATGCGGGCGCAGAAACGGAGCCTGAAGACCCTGTAAAGCGGCTTTCTGGCGAAGTTAACGAGTTGAAAACGGGTCTAGGCGAACTCAAGGAGCTTATGAAAAACCAGCAGGCGCAAGCGGTGAATAACGCGCAAGCGCAGGCGGTACAACAGCAGAATCAGGGGAACGCGGGAAACGCGTATCAACAGCCCGTACAACCCTATTTCCAGCCTGTTTTCCAGCAACCTTACTACACACCGCCTATGTTTCAAACGTCGACGATAATGCCTGCGCCGCCCCTGCCTTTTATACAAACTCCCAGCTTTGCTCCGGCGAATACATTGCCGCCAATGCTGAGCAGGGGAGGCGGCAACGGGAATGGCATGAATGGCTTGAACTTTAACTCAAATGGAGGAAAATAAAATGGCAGAAAACGCTAATCAGAAGGGCTTTACCACGATTAAGATTATCGGGGGCGATGATGGCACGTCTTACAAGATGGAAATCGTCGAACCTGAGGCAAAAAACGGAAGTAGGATAGACCAAAAGGTTGCAAACTACATTTTGAGTCTCGATAATCAGATGCGGGACCCTAACTTTGTAGGCATGATGCAACAGGCACGGCAGAACCCACAGGGGCTTATGCAACAGATGTTCCAGCGGTTTATGGGCGGCGGAATGCCAATGGGAGGCATGGGCGGCTTTAACCCGATGAACATGTTTATGGGCGGCGGGCGATGATTTGAACGCCGCTTTTTGAACTCAAAACAAGCAAAAAAGAAAGGCTATCTATCATGGATAAGCAAGCGGAAATGATGAAATCCGGAGAGCGTGAAAACTATCCGGAGCGGTACGATAAAGAAGCATTTATTGAAGAGCTGAAAAAGAGCGAAAGTCCCGACAAGATGTCATGGGTAATGCTCTCTTACATCGTGCAGAATATGGCGGATGAAGTAATGCGACGCGGGGAGCGCGGCGAATCCAGTCGCTACTCCGGCGCACATTACACAGATTCGCGATTCCGGCACGATTCCGGGCGGTATGGATACGACGGTTATGACGAAGACGGCACGTACTATGACGGCGCGCATATGTACCGCGCGGGCGTTGGAATGCGGCGCTATACGCGTTATGCTGGTGATGAGCGTATCTGTGAGGCAAAAGAGCAAATCGGCAAAAAAGTCGGACATGAGCTTTCAGACGATGAAATCAAGTGCCTGATTGTAACCGAGGCGGCGTCACTTATCAAGAAACTCGCGCAATGCGAGGATTACGGAGCTGTGAAGGAGTTTACCGAGCTCGAAATGGCGATGAAAGGACTGACAGACAACATCCCTGAAGAGGTCGAATATCAGGCGAAAGTTGACGCGATTTCAACGTATGCGCGCATGTTTGGCGAAAGCGGGGATGAATCGCGGAATCGAGCGTATCGCTCCTACTCTTCTTCTCCGTCGCGGCGTTACGACTATGAAGAGCGTGAACGCTTTCGCAATGGCGAACGGGATGGGCGCAGAAGCGAACTTCCCCGTATTGAGATTGATGAGTTCGGACGGCGTGGACGTTCGCGCGATTCGATGGGGCGTTTTAAGTAAAAGATTTCCCCTCTGTTCAAAAAAAATTGAAAAATTTTTCCGTTTTCCCTCTTTAGTGGAGGGAAGCGGTTTTTTGCTTGAAAAGTTACATACAAAGTTACATACAAAAGCACGCTCGAGAGGCAGTTTAAAAAAGTGCTTCATTTGCAAGTTTGAGTTCAAAATAGTGGAATTAATGGAGCGGGTGAAGGGAGTCGAACCTTTTAAAACCGCTACAAAATTGATTTTTACATACTCAGTTACATACAGCCGCAAGTCACGAAAAAAGCCCGATTTTCGGCAATTTTTCGACCTCGTGGGCGGCTGAAACGTCATGGCTGTACAGGTCGTTCATCGCATCGCTCTTGTGTCCTCCGGCAAGAGATGTTGTACGTCTGTGCAGATTGCCCGCGTCGCATCGCGTGAAGAACGATGCGCGGAAGCTATGGAAACTTGCTTTGCCCTCCTCTGTGTCTTTAATTTTTAGTTTTTCGAAAAGCTTTTTGTAGTCCACTCCAGCGGAATGGGCTGTTTTTGAGTTTAAGTGGCTTAGGAGCGGTTTTTCGGAATCTGCGGGGAAGTTAAGCTCTGTAAGGATTTGAAGTAATTCCGGCTGTATACCACATGTAAACCATTGCCCAGATTTAGGGCGTTTCCAGCGTATCAGGCGCTCTTTAAGGTAAATTGCGTTACAAGGTATGGAAAAGGCTGTTGATATGTCCATTCCGGCGAAAAAGCCTAAAGCGGCGGCGACGCGCGTCGGAAGGTTGGCGGCACGGTAAATGCGCTTGAACTCTGTTGCTGTAATCGGACGATGCGAAAGCACATTTTTTATCTTGCGTGATACGATACTCTCGAACGGAGAGCGCGTCAATTTTGCTTTGACAAGCAATAGCCGGAAAGCCTTGTTTAACACGCCCTTATTGTTATTGTAGGACTTGTAGTTTCTCCCGTGGGAGAAATTTTGTTCTAGGTAATTTTGTGCCATTTCCGGAGTTACCATATCCATGTATTTAACAGTCATACTTTTTAAAAATCTGGCTATGATTCGGCGGCTTGTGACAGGCAATGGCTGAATTTTTTCCAGTTCATCAATCATGCTTGCGAGCGGCAAACCGTTTCGGCTATGTTCCCCCTCCTTAGGGAGGGGAAGAACGGTTTTTGGAAGCGGTGTTACAGCTAAATGAGCCTGCGGGAAGAACTCGGGGAAGTCCTTGACTATAACATGCGTTTGCTTGCGTTTGAGCACAAAAGACATGTATTCTGCGTGCAGTCTGATAGCGTCTACCGGGTCTTTGGTTTTGAGCGTACGGGTCTTGAGCCGCCCGTCAACGTCCCTAAAATAGGCGTAATAGCAACCTTTTATACAGCGTAAAGCCATTACTTCAACCCTCCGTTCCCCGTGCTAGAAATATGCACATTTGCGCTTTGGTCGAATGTGTGGTGTACCTCTTGCGGGATGAGGCGACAACCTATTGCAGTAGCACAAAATGCCAGCGCAATTCCAGCCGCAGCCCACACCACGTAAGGAGGCAGATTGATAATAGTGCGGTTATCAATGCAACCTCCGTCCAGAGCTTCATTCAGCGTGACAGTCCCCCGATTGTCGCGCTTTATGTTTATACCCATTGTTTTCCCCCCTTTGGTAAACGTTGTTAGCTTTTTCTACGTTTTAGCGTAACTTGACAAAGTTTAACCTTGTCTTCTGCGCTCAACGAATTATCGTTGAGCGTTTCTTCCAGCATGTCTAGGAGCAAGTCTTTTTTTTGTGTGTCTCCGGACATGTTGTAATTTGCGCTCCCTGAATTATTGTGTCCTATTACAAGGCTTGAATCTCCTGTTGTTATTTTCCCGCCTTCGTTGATTGTCGAATGCGGGAACATTTTTTGGAAAGTCGAAACTTCCATGTTGCCAATTTGGCAGGTTCCGTTCAAAATTTTGCTGATTGTCTGTTGGTCGATGTTGCGCCTCTGGGCAATCTGCTTTTGCGTTTGGTCCTCGGTGAAATACTCTTTTTTGAGTGTGTTCAGTGCTTCTTCTGCCAACATAGGAGCCTCCTTTCGTTTCCTTTCTTGAGGTAAAATACACCATAAAGCAAAAAAAATCAAATATTTTTTATTTTGCGGCTTGAAATTTACGGTTTATGGTGTACATTGTATAGCGTAAACCGAAAAAGGTGGTGTTCAATGAGAAATCATAAAATTTTAAAATCTTGTCCCGTCATCGGGTTGAGAGCCAGCGAAGAAGAGCAGGCTCAATTTAACCTGATTAGACGTGTTCGGAAGTTTCCGAGCAACGCTCATCTTATTCGTATCCTCGTGCAAGAGGAATACGAAAAAATTTTAGAGAAAAGTACGCTGAATGGCGTACGGAAAGAAGCGTATTATGGGCAAGAAAACTGAAGCAGAACTGCCCGTTTTTCAATCCCTCGAAGAGTTTGACTACTCTTGGGGTGAGGCGATGGCTCTGCGTTGCATAGCGCAGGGCGAGCACATGATAGCCGCGACGATGCGGCTGTTTGGCACGTGCTATCCTGAGGGCGTGCGACGTGGGTTTGTGGCTAAGCTACAAGCCTACAGAGCCGCGCAAGCGGCGGGGCTTGAGATTGCCTTACCAAAGGCATAATCAAGCTCAAAAGACAGGTGTTATCCCTTACACCTGAAAAAGAAGGGGTGCTCCTTGTAAGAGGAAAAAGGCGCGAGAAGCGCGTGGCAGTCATGAAGATTGCTTGACCTGACCCGGCACTAACCCCCGGTCGAAATGCAACTGCGATTTTTAAGGTCTTTACGCAGAAAAATTTGATTTTGTACCAGTTTTCCCCGCTCCGGTTTACGGCTGGAACGCGGAAAATTGGCACAAAATGCGCTTAATATAAAAACATAGCAAAAATACCAAAAAACAAACCCTAAAGAAAGGAAACCTGCTATGAAGACTTTTATAAACCTCACCCCGCACGCTGTCAAGCTCAATTCCGGCGTTGAATTCCCGGCAAGCGGCACAATCGCACGTGTGACAAGCTCCTTTACCGCGTTTGACGAAGATGGCGTGGCAAAGGTCGTTTTCGGCGAAGTCCAGAACCTGCCGGAACCCGCCGAAAACATACTCTACATCGTTTCCGCGCTTGTTCTCGCCGCCTCAAAACGTGCGGACTTGGTCGCTCCGGCGACCGGGCATCCGGAAGCCGTGCGGAACGAGAAAGGGCAGATTGTTTCCGTACCGGGCTTTGTCCGGTAAAAAAAAGGAGATGAAAATGGATACTGAGAAAAAGGGAAGAATCGTATTTGACTATGAACATAGCCACAACTCCTACTTTGGCTTTCGAAGCGAAGATCGTCTTACCGCTGAGGAATTCCATAAGTTTCTCAGTAACTTCAGAAAACCCCGTCGGCTTCACGAAACGCACGTTTTTCAGTGGCGTGTTCCTGTAATTGGGACGCGCCAAGAGGGGGAGGATACGATTAAAACAGTCTCTTTCCTTAAGTTCCGGTATGAGACACCGGAAGAGGTCGCTAAGGATGCTGCTGATAAAGCAGCCCTAGCGGCCAACTTAAAGCCCCTTAGCGATCCTTGGCGCATGGTGCCGGAAGGCTGGCTGGAAGACTGACTGAACAAAAAAAATGCGAGATTTTTTGAAATCGCGCTTGCAAAAGTTGCCCGGCGGCTGTATTGTAAATGCGTCGGGCGTAGAAACCCACGTAACAAGCGGAAGTCGTTCCGTCAACTCGACAAACGATTCCCGAAAAATTTTATCTCACCGCATTTGTATTTTTGCGGGTTTGAGGAAGCGCATTGGCGTAATCCGTGCGGCATGGCTTGTTACATGTTTCTAACTTCCGACCAAACCCGCTTTTTTTGTGCCCTTAGAAAGGCACAAATTGAGCGTAACAACAAAAAGGTCTATAACAAGGGGACTGACAATGTACGCTTATCTAAACAACTCCATTTGAACTCGAATCTCCCTTACTCGAATCGGCAGATTGACGCAGTTCGAGCTACAAGCCGTTTTAGCAAAAAACGGCGATTCCACACAAAAAACAACGGACGCGGAATGGTTCCGCGTCCATAAACAAAAAGAAAGGCTCAAAAATGAGTGCAGAAGTTATGAACTTCAAATTTGAAGGCGCGGAAGTCCGCGTGAACACCGACGAAAACAACAACCCGTGGTTTGTGGCAAAAGATGTCTGCAAACTCCTTGGCTATAAGGAGCCTGTAAACGCAATGAGGCTTCATTGCCGTGGGGTTGCAAAATACAACCCCATCGTCGACAGCCTCGGAAGAACTCAGGATGTCAGAGTTATCTCTGAATCTGACGTTATGCGCCTGATTTGCAAATCGAAACTTCCGGCGGCGGTCCAGTTTGAAAAGTGGGTTTTTGAAGAGGTTCTCCCCTCCATCCGCAAATCCGGCGGCTACATCGCGGTAAAAGCGGACGAAACGCCGGAAATGATTATGGCGCGGGCAATCAAGCTGGCCGACGAAACAATCAACCGCCAGAAACTCCAGCTTGAGGAAAAGGACAAGAAAATCGCTGAAGCGAGCAAACAGATTGAAATGGACAAGCCGAAAGTCGTTTTTGCCGAAAGCATCGCGGTCGCCAAAACGTCGATCCTTGTCGGCGAGATGGCAAAACTTATCAAGCAGTCCACGGGCGTGGAAATCGGGCAGAACCGCTTTTTTGATTACCTGCGAGATAAAGGCTATCTCCACAGCAAGGGCAGTCAGAAGAATCTCCCGACGCAACGAAGTGTAAACGCCGGATGGTTTGAAGTCAAGGAGGGCACGCGAATTAACAGCGAGGGTGTGAGTGTTATCACCCGAACGCCGAAAATCACGGGCAAAGGGCAAATCTACTTTGTAAACCTCTTTGCAAAAGAAGCGAACACACTTCCCCTGATGTAAGACAGGGGAAAATCTGAAAAACTGAAAGGAAACAGAGAATATGAACAAAATCAACTTCAAGCTTATCGCCGCCGCGCTGGTTTTCGGCGCGGCTATGGGCTACATGATTGGACTTGTACAGATGACTGTACAGTCCGAAAAGCGGCTTGCCGAGATCGCGGCGGTGTGCAATGAGTAACACGGAAACCGAGCATATAAGCTGGCGCGGCATATGCTTATCCTGCAAGCGCTGGAATGGCGTCATTTGCGACGCGTCAAGACGCAGAAGAGAAGCTACTGATGATTGCTCCGCGCGGTCAAAAAAGTATGAACAAAATCCAGCTTACAACATCAAGAAGAAAGAGTTTGAAGCATGATGAGAAGAGAAAAGCACCCTGTTGTTTACACACTGTTTGAAAGCAGTTCCGGCATGAAAATCAACTATTTTGGAAAGTGCAAGAATTACCCTTATCAGTGCGCGGTACATACGCCAATGGGCTATCTGCATGGGCATGGAAGAACGCCAATGGGCGCGGTGCACGAAGCAATGAAAGGCATCAGAGCACTTGACAAAGACAAGCTGATTGTTGAGCTGGAACAGTTTGCCTTGCAGGTGAAACGAGAAAATGAAAACAGGGAGGAATGAAAAGATGGTTAAAGTCGTTTGCGATATTTGCAGAAAGCCTGCGATGTACGCGCTTGATTGTAGTTGCGGGGTATTCATTTCTGAAAATAACTTGCATATGTATAATCACCATATTTGCCGGGCTTGCGCCTCCAAAATCGGGATTGCTGATTATATGGACGCGCGAAAAGCAAAAGAAAAAGCAGAGGCAGAAAAAGCCTCAAAGGAAGATAACAAGGAGGAACAGGCAAAATGATATACCAATGTCCCTATTGCCGCGGGCGCGGCTATCACTACCTAGAACAGGGTTGCAGTCTCACATACATCTGTGAGGACTGCGGCGGTTCCGGTGAACTTGCAAGGTGCGATGGTTGCGGCGACGTGTGCGCTGTAAGCGACATTAACCTTGACGGATTATGCCCGGAATGCGCGGAAAAAGAAGAGAACGAACGGCTCGAAAAAGAAGAGCTGGAAGAAGACGAAAACACGCTCAAAAACGAGAAAGGAGCATGACTTATGAACACAGTTACGAACAACCAGCAAACGAACACAAACAACGGACTTCTGAACAGCAATCCGGCGGCTCCGGAGGCGAAGCTTTCTCCGGTTACGTTCCAGCCGGGCGAGATTTTTATGAACATTCAGGCGTTTGAAGCGGCACAAAGAATGATCCGACCGCTTTCGGAAAGCGACCTTGTCCCTGTCACTTTCCAGAAACGCCCGGCGAATTGCCTAATTGCGCTCGAAACAGCGCAAAGAATAGGAGCGTCTCCGATGATGGTGATGCAGAATCTGTACATTGTGCATGGCAAGCCCGCGTGGTCAAGCACATTTTTGATTGCGTGTATCAACGCAAGTCGGAAGTTTACGCCTCTCCGGTATCGCATGACTGGCGAAAAGGGAACGGATACTTACGGCTGTATCGCGTGGGCGATTGACCGCGACGGCGAAAAACTGGAAAGTCCTGAAGTCACCATCGGCATGGCAAAAGCGGAAGGCTGGTACGGCAAAACGGGCTCAAAGTGGAAGACAATGCCGGAACTTATGCTCAGATACCGCGCGGCGACATTTTTCGCGAGAACGTACGTTCCGGAACTCACGATGGGCATTCAGACGCAGGATGAAATTATCGACGTTACGCCTGTTTCCGCTGAATCCGTGCCTGTTACCTCAAAATTCGAAAAACGAAAAAAGGAGGCAGTCAAGGCGGTGGAACCTGAACCCGAAAACGGAGACGCTAAACCAGCTGAAGAAGCGCCGAAACAGCCCGAAAAAAGTGACCTTGAAAAGCTGGCTGAAGTGATTGACAGAAAAGGAATTCCGGTTTCGGCTGAAGAGGTGAAAGCGTTCGTTGAAAAGAACGGCGAGTTCTTCTCTTTTTCGATGGTTGAACCGAATCTTGACGCAATCACCGAAGCGATTTTAGGAGGAAAATGACAATGGAAACGACAGAAACGAAGCATCATGTTTTTTCACCGTCCACGCTCGAACGGCGCGAGGCTTGCCCGGCAAGCTACAAGTTAGAGGAGGGCTTGCCCTCCTTTGATACCGAAAACTCGAAAGAGGGGACACTCAAACATGCGGCTACATCAGAGCTGATTACTGCGTTCGTTGAGGGCAAGCCGCTTCCGTCGGTTGACGATTCGGACGTTATGGCGGCGTTTGACAAGTTCGCGGAAGTAGTGAGACTTTCGGGAATTTCCGGCAATGACTTTCAGATTTTTTCTGAGCGCAAATTAAGCTACAAGTTTTGTGGCTTAGAAGTTTACAACGGAACCACAGATGTGGTGATTGTCACGCCTGAAAAGGTGATTGTGATTGACTGGAAATTTGGGCATCGGGAAGTTACGGAGGCGGCGAACAACCCGCAGGGCGCGGCTTATGCGCTGGCGGCTATGCAAGAGTTTGACCGCAAGGTCGCTGACGTACACTTTTACAACCCGGTTATCCATCAGCACAGCAACTACACTTTTGAGGGCATGGAGGGTATCAGGGATTACGTTATGGGCGTGATTGCTGAGTGCAAGCGCGATTCCGCGCCCGCTGTGGCAGGGGAAAAGCAATGCCGATATTGCAAGGCGGCTTATTACGGAACATGCCCTGCATACGCACAGTTTGCGTCAAAAGTGATGGTTGTATCGCAGAAGCTTGACGCGCTCCCGACGCTTGCAGAAGTCCCGGACGCTTTTTTGTGCGAGCTGGCGGGCAAGTTTAAGGTTGTTGCCAAATTTGCCGACCGTGTGACAGAGGAAATCAAGGCGCGGTGCGCGGAAAAAGGAGCATGCGGAAATTACGTTCTAAAGACGACTTCCGGCGGCAAGGAAATCCCCGATATCAACGCGGCGTTTAATACCCTTTCCAGCGTGTTTAAGGCTGAAGAATTTTTGACCTACTGTAAAGTAGCGGAACCCGCCTTGCGTAAAGCATACGCCGCGAAAATGAAAGAAAACGGCATATGTGCAAGTCTCAAGGACGGCGAGAAGCTGTTTGCGGAAGCTATGGGCGAGTTGATACAGCAGAAAGCGCCCCGGCAAGTCTTAGCGGAGGCGTGAAAGATGGCGAGCTACTACTTGTACGAATCGCAAGCCGAGAAGTTGCGGGGACTTAAAACCCCTGCAACACAAGAGCTGGCACGGGCGGTAGAAAGATATCTTTCCGGCGAGTTTACCAGCTGTTTGGCATTTACGAGCAAAAACGCAGAAAACTTGACAAAAATACCAAAAAGCAGAGTATCAGTCAATCACCGATTCGCGGCGGTTGATGATGCGCTTATGCGCAAGATACTCGCTTGCCACTGGCAGATACCGGACCCGCGCCTGAAAGCTCTTGAAGCGGCTTTGAAACGCGCGGAAAAGGATGTTGATGAGCTAATGAGCCATTACACAAAGCGGAAGTATGTAATGGCATGAGAAAAACAACCGAAAACAAACAACAGAGGATGGAAAATGGACAAAATAGAAGGCTTTTTCGTGTATCGCTGGATGATTGACGATTTGCATCTTAGCGGTATTCAACTTTGCGCGTATGCTGTGATTTATGCTCTTTATCAAAAAGGGAAAACTTTTGATACAGGGCTTGTACATTTATGCGCAATCTTGAATTGCTCGCGTCGATGCTTGATAGATGCTCTGACTGGACTTGTTGAGCTAGGACTAATCGAAAAAGAAGAGAGATATCACTATGGCTTGCCCAACGTCTATCGAAACATTTACAAAAGGGAAAAACTACAACCGGATAGTGCAACGTTTAGCCCTTTTTGTTGCACGATAAACAACCTTGACAGCTTAAAGGAGGCTTGCAAATGAGCATAATTGGACTTATCGCTTCAAACAATTTTATTGTGGTGAACAAGACGCTAATCCGAGAATTCGGACTTGAATGCGCAGTCGTTTTAGGGGCGCTCGCAAGTCAGCTTGAATATTTCAAGGAAGACTTGCAAGATGGCTTTTTTTACGCGACAGTGGACAGGATAAAGGAGGATACCGGACTTTCCGATTACCAGCAACGACAGGCAGTTTCAAAGCTACAGGCGGCTGGAATAATCGAAACAAAAGTAATGGGACTTCCGGCAAAAAGGTTTTTCAGAATCTGCGAAGAAGTATTGCAGAACAAGTTCTCAAAAAATTGCAGAACACTGACTGAAAAAACTGAAGAACTGGTTGCTGAAAAATTGCAGGGAAATAAAAATATAATAATAAGAAAAGATATAAGAAATGATTCTTCCCCCCTTATATCCCCCCCAAGGGGGAATGCCGCTGACGCGGCGATTGTCGAGGAGGTGAAGCATCGGATTAACGTACTCTTCAACCGTCGGGAATCGACGGCGTGGAGTGATAAGGAGACTAAGCAACTGAAAACCGTTGCGAAGCGCGAAGGCGTGCTTGATGAGCTTACAGAGGTTGAGACGCTCTATAACTCCGGATACCAATACCGGAGACGGGACGTTATAACGTTTCTGAACAATTTTGATGTTGAACTCGACCGGGCACGCAACAAGGCGCTTCCAACTTATGGGGGGAGACCTAGAAATGTCGCTCTGGACAAATACGACATTTGACGGACCGCTCGTTCACGTCAAATACGACTACACCTGCAAGGAGTGCGGTAAGACGTTCCATTCCGCGATGGACGTTCCGGACTTTGCGGCTGATATCATTCCGCGCCCTACTCTTTGCGACCAGTGTGGGGAGCGTCTTAAGCAGGAAGCCGAGAAACGCGAAAAGGAAGCCCGTTATCGCACGTTAAGTGTTGAGGCGGGTATTCCAGTGGGGTTTCTTGATTACGACAAATCTAGGGGCAATACAGCGCTTTTTTCGGCGATGAAGCAAGACTGGAACAAGTCGATGTTTATCATTGGACCTTACGATACCGGAAAAAGCCGCGCGCTTGCCTACTGCCTTACACGCTGGATTATCGCTGATAAGGGCTTGAGAACGCAGTTTTATAACTGGGCAAGGCTGTGCGAGCTGTACGTGGCAAAAGCAGCGGAAGGCATGACTAAAGCCAATGACTTTAAGGCTGATTTGCTTGGTACTGACATACTGGCAATCGACGATTTTGGCAAGAGACGACCTACTCCGGTAATGGAGGATCTGACGTATGAGCTGATTAACGGCGTGTACGAATCGGGGAAACGCCTCTGGATGACATCAAACAAGCCATTACGCGAGGTTTTGCAGGTGTACGAAAACCGCGATATCGCAGAGGCGGTAATATCGCGATTTGACAGGATGATACGAGATGGAACAATGGTCAAGATAACAACGACCCCAATAAAGGGGCTGAAAAGCCCCTAGAACAAACAAAAAAGGAAAAGACGGATGAAGACATGTATCAAACCGAAAAAGCCCGTAGAGGCGCGTTTCTGTGAATTTTGCGGGAATCGGATACCCGTGAACGGGGAATCTTACTCCATATACCAGAAACGGCGTTTTTGCTCGCCTAAGTGCTCCGCAGGGGCAACGCGAGAACGAAAACTGGAAGAAAAGCGCAGAAAGGAGGCAGGCAAGAAATGAGCGCGGCAAAAGAGGCAACGTTGCGGGTGTGTACCAAGTGCGGCAAGACGTTTTACTCACGGAAAGAAACGAAGTGTCCAACTTGCAGAAAAGACCCGTACGGGCAACCGAAAAAGACGGTTACCAAAGCTTGCGTCCATTGCGGGAAAGAGTTTGAGGCGCCCTCCTACAAGAGCCGGAAAATCTACTGCTCGCAAAGATGCTCAAGTGCGGCTTGGAAGGAGAAATACCGCCAAAAATACGTAGTAAACAAGGAGATGAAGCATTGCATTTGCAAAAAGTGCGGTGCGGAGTTTGAAAGCAAATATGCGCGCAAGACGTGTTTTGAGTGCACGGAAAAACGCTCGGAAAGCGGTATTAAGATTACGAGATACTGCGAGTGTTGCGGCAAGGCGTTTGAGATTCCGAAGTCGCATTATTATCGCCGTTTTTGCTCTGTGGATTGTATGAAAAAATGCGTAAATGGGAAGCCTAATCGCGCTGTTGATGGGTACAAAAAAGCAAGCAACGACATTCTAGCGACGGTGATGAAAATGGCTGAAAAGAACTATCCGGAGCGCGTGAGCCAGCTCCGTTTTAGCGAGGAGCACAAAGACAAAGTCCGGAAGATTTTGTTTGAGGTAAACATCAAGCCGGGCGGCGACCCGTTCGCGTGGTTTTACAACCACATCCTTTTCCCGGTTGCGGGCATTGACTATCGTGCAACGCCTGAGCAAGAGCGCGATTTGGTGGAAAACCTAGCCTTTACGATGGGCGTGGTTTGGACGAAAAACGCAAAAGTCCAGCCCGCAGAAACTGACTATAAATGGTGAGGAATGAACATGATTTACGCATCAGTATGCAGCGGCGTTGAGGCGGCAAGCCTTGCGTGGATGCCGCTCGGATGGAAAGCAGCTTGGTTTTCCGAAATTGAACCGTTCCCGTGCGCAGTCCTGAAACATCGTTTTCCCGAAGTTCCGAACTTGGGAGATATGACAAAAATCAAAGTGGAGACAATCGAAAATGAGACAGGAAAACTTCAGCGGTTCAAAAATGAATCTGGAGCAGATGTCGTTGTTCCCGGAGGAGTTGATCTCCTCGTCGGAGGGACCCCGTGCCAGGGATTTAGCGTCGCGGGAAAGCGGGATGGACTTAATGACCCGCGAAGCGCCCTCTGCCTCGCCTATTGCGAACTTCTTGAGACTATGCGTCCCAGATGGTTCGTGTGGGAAAACGTCCCCGGTGTTTTCAGTGCAAATCGAGGGGATGACTTCCGGGCGTTCCTGCGAAAAATTGATGAAATCGGGTATTCTTGCGCATGGAGAGTGCTGGACGCTCAGTACGTCAGAGTGGACGGATTCCCTCGTGCCATTCCGCAAAGACGACGACGTGTGTTCGTTGTCGGACATTTTGGTTCCGATTTCCGATGTCCCGCAGGAGTATTATTTGAGCCGGAAAGCGTGTTCCGGAATACTCCGCCGCGCAGAACGAAAAGGAAACGCTTTGCCGAAAGAGCTGGCAGAAGCATTGCAGGAACAGGCGAAGACAGCGAGCTTCTGAATGTGCTTGGATGCGATGGATATAACGGGGCTATTACCGGACGTGTGTCCGCGACGGTGGACACACGGCGCAAAAACGTGAACGGGCCGACGTTGGTCATGGCGTCCGGACAGAGCAATGCGGAAATCTCTTCAGGTTGTCCCTCGGCGATAACATGTAACCATGAGGCTCCGATTGCTTTGATGGCGAATTCGGACGGAGAACAGGCGGTATGCTATGAAAATCATGCGAAGGACAGCCGAGTTAAGAGAGTCGATTGTGCCCCGGTTATCTCCGCAAACGCCGGGACCGGAGGAAACAATCTTCCTTTAGTCTATGCCACATCCGTCCGCATCCTGCTTCCCGTCGAATGTGAGCGGCTGATGGGCTTCCCGGACAACTGGACGCGTATTCCGTGGAGAGGCAAGCCGGAAGAAGAATGTCCCGATTCACACCGATACAAGGCGTGCGGAAACTCAATGTGCGTCAACGTAATGCGCTGGATTGGAATGCGCATTGAATTAACCGAAAGGAAACTGAAATGAACTGTCTTGAATGTAACTTTGCTCGGAAGTTTCCGGGCGATTGCAAGTACGTTGTTTGCGACCGTTTCGGCGGCTTCCGGCGCGTGGACGGGGAATGCCCGAAAGCGTTTGGCACGAATGGAGAACGGTTGAAAGCGCTGGACAATTTCGCACTGGCTTATTTTTGCGCGAAATGGGACTGCCCGCCGATTAGAAGTTGCGGAGAAGCGTATGATTGCGCGGCTTGCTGGAAAAAGTGGTTTGAATCACCCGCGGACATGGAGTTTTGGCGAAATTTCGAGGGAGGGAAAGAACGATGAATATTAAAGACAAAGCAGTAATGCGCCGATGCCCGCATTGTGGGCACTACACTGTTCCAAAAGAAGGAACGCTTCTCAAGGGTGGAGATTACCTTGTTTATCAATGCGGCTATTGCGGAAATGCGTGGCCGGAAGCGGTGGACACCAATACGCAATCTAAAGTTGATATTTGCTGGCAGGAAATCATATCAACTGCGTCAAGAGTTATACTTGGTGCACAATGTGCTGGAAATTACGCGTACAAAGGGATTACCGGACAAACAACAATCGACGATCTTGAGACTTTCAAAACGATTCTCTGCGATATCAAACGCAATGCTGACGACCTGCTGTGTGTTTTTCGCCGCCTGAAAGCAGAGGAATGGGAAGAGAAACATAAGGAGGATGACGAAGATGAAATCGACTTGCGGTGCGACAATCGTGATTAAGCACAAAGACCTTGCTAAGGAGCCTTGCGAAAACTGCGGAAGCAAACTGGTTTTCCACGAAAAGCGCAAGGTCGGAGAATGGATACGTCACGAATTAGAATGCGGATACTGCGGAAGCATGTTGGTTTTCCACGAAAAGCAAGAAAAGAAGGAGGGTGATTAAGATGGAAGAAAGTTGGGATGAGTGGGCGAGGCGCTATTGCCGCATTCGGCGCAATTTGGAGCGCTTGAACGATTGCCTAGAAATCCTGTTGATTGACAGAGATGACGGCGAAGATGTGGAAGATGACATAGAGGCGGCAAGAGAGGAAATAGCCGCCCTGACAAAAGAACTGAACAAACTTGAAGGAGAAAGGAACCAAAATGGGAACATTTGAAGAAGAGCTTGAAAGGACGTGCGTTTTTTGCGGAGGAAATAACATTCGCGAGATCGCTGTCAATTGCCCTCTTGAAGATGACGAGCTTAGGGACAATTACAACATAAGGACGTTCCAATGTCAGTATTGCGGCAGATGTGTACATGTTTCCAGCCGAAGACCCGTTTACAAGCCTCTTGAGGAGCTGAAAGCCGAGCGGGGGAAAATTGCCCTGAAGCTGAATGCTCTGTATAACAAGTATTACGATCTAAGGGATATAACGACGGCACCAATAAAAGGAGTGGAAATCGTGAAAGAACACATCAACAAGCTTCGCAAGGATCTTAATAAACTCGACAAGAAAATCGAAAAAGTCCGCCTACAGCGGAAAGAAAACGAATAAATCAGCTTGATGAGGTTTTGTAACACAGCGCATAACACCTGTCGTACAAACCAGCAAAATCGTAACACGCATAACACGCGCCGTGCTCAAAAATCTAACACGCACGGCGCAAAATCATAACACAGAGGAAAGATAAAATGGACAAAGAGAATTTTACACCGGGACCGTGGAAAGTATCTGAAGAGTTGGAGAATTTTTATGAAGACTGCTTAACCGGATTGGCTGTAACAACAACAGGAGGAAGGGACATTTGCCACGTATGGAATGCAAGTGGAGGAAGTCTCCCTTACAAGGAGAACGCCGCGCTGATTGCCGCCGCACCGACGATGTATCAGGTCCTCAAGGATGTTGCAGGGATTTTGAGAGAAAAAGAATATCCCTACGTTGCTAGGCAGGGTGTTGCGTTGTTGATAGATATCCTGCTAAAACATGTCAGAGGTGAGAAATGACGATTTACGCGATTGACTTTGACGGTACAATTGTAACCGAGGAATACCCAGCAATCGGCAAGCCGATTCCGGCTACAATTGAGTTCATCCGCGCTATCCAGAAGCGCGGCGATAAGTGGATTCTCCTCACCATGCGCGAGGGAAAAAGTCTAAGGGAGGCACTCACTTTTTTAGTGCTCCGGAAGTGCTTTCCGGCGGCGATAAACGACAATCTGCCCGAACGCGTCGAGCAGTGGGGAAACAACCCGCGAAAGGTTTACGCGGATGTCTACATCGACGACCATAACGCGGGCGGGCTGATGATACCGAAACTTGAAGAAAAAGGAGGATGGAAAATGACAAATGCGGATAAAGTTAGACAGATGACGGACGAGGAGCTGCTGGAGTGGCTGCGAATGCTGAAGTGGCTGGATGGTCTGACCTGCGCGTGCATGGACTACGACCATTGGCGCTGTGATGATTACGAGGACTGCCGCACATGCTGGAAAGACTGGCTGGGGGAAGATGCGGACGAAAAAACAAGGAAATGGAAAATGACGAACGCTGAATGGATTCGAGCAATGAGTGACGAGGAACTGATGGGGTGGCTTTGCGACGTTGGCGCGTGCATGGTGGACCACTGTGTCGATAATCGTTGCTGCGAATGCTGGAAAGACTGGCTGGCGGAAGATGCGGACGAAATCAAAACCGAGGAGGAAGAGGGAAAATGAACCTGAAAACCTTTTTTAAAAGCCCCATAACAGATATTTGTCTTGCGATTCAGGCGGCTCTTGTGGCAATCTCAATTGCAAGAGCGGACCCAGTCGGAATCATCGTAACAGTCTTTGGGTTGGCGATTATCGCGTATTTGCGGCTGGTCGACATGCGCATGAACTGGACTTTTGACATGTGGGGCAAGTCGGTTGACCAAACAAAAAGGGCGCTCAAAATGCTGAAAACTTGTAACGCCACGCTTTCCAGATATCGCGACTTGCTGACGATGTTTAGGGAGGGACTTATTATCGGCATGGCAAGCGCCGATGATGAGACCGCGAAAAGCTATAGGGCGTGGGTTGAGGCAATCGACCGCGCCTTGAAGGATGAACTCAAAAATTTTAAAACCACAGTCACAAAATAAGGAGAAAATTATGGCTGACGCAGTAAACCATCCGGCGCATTACGCGCCAATCTTTGAGGCAAGACAGATAGAGTGTCTTGACATTGCGCGCTATCTCGACTTTTGCAGGGGCAATGCATTTAAGTACGTTTGGAGGGCTGGACTTAAGGGAGAACCGGAAAAAGCAATCGAAGATTGCGAAAAAGCGAAGTTTTATATGGCCCGCGTGCTTGACCCGGAAATGAACTTGCCCGCTATCGCAATGTTTAGAGTATTGGGTATTCCGGATGAAAAATCCTCAATAGAACGCATAAAATACAACGTTTTGCAGGAGATTTTGACTATGGACAAATTCTCCGCAATTGACGCAATCAACATACTCGAAAACGCATTCAGAAAGGAGCTCTCAAAATGAGAATCATTGAACCGTCCGTAGAAATCTACACCGAATACGACCACTTCCGAAAAATTGAGACAATCGCCCGCGTTTGCACGGGAACGCAAGACAAAGTAGGAAGCAAGCCCGGCTTTGTCGAAAACCTTTGGAAAAATCGCCATGAAACGCCGTTCGAGCATGTGAGAGTGGCGGCGGACTGGGACATTCTGAGTCTTTGGGTTAAATCTTACGGTATTTGGGATCGACTTGGAACAACCGGGGATTTGGAAAAACGCCTCACAGTCAATGTTAGAGATTATCTTACATTGGAAGGAAAACTCGAAGACTTGAAAGAATTGCCGGAAGCCGACGACTATATGACCGTCAAGTTTACGGTTGATATCGGCGTGGCACGCGAGCTGATACGCCACAGGCAGATGTCCTTTATGGAGCGCTCGACGCGGTATTGCAACATGTCCGACTGTATCGACTTTATCAAGCCCGTTCCGTTCGCATGGGATGAATTCGGTGTTTTGAGCGACGCGTGGTATATGGAGTGCGTCTCAGCGGAAGCCGCATATCGCCTGATGATTCGCAAGGGAGCGCGTCCGCAGGAAGCCCGCGCCGTTTTGCCCCTTTCAACCGCGACCGTGCTGTATGTCACCGGGATGTACAAGCAATGGGAAGATATGCTCAAGCTCCGTCTCGCGCCCGGAGCGCACCCGCAGATGCGCTACATCATGCAAAAGCTCGTTGAGCTTGAAGATTTTCCGAAAGACAAAATCAAAGTGCCGGAGTTTGAACACTTCGAAAAGAAAAACTAACACAGGAGAAACAAAATGAAAGTCCTTGAAATTAACCCCACGGTATTGGAAGGCGCTGTTGCGTTACTTAGGTCGGCAGTACCGAAACTCACTAAAGCAAGACTTGTCGCAGCACTGAAAAAATATGAAATTGACGAACCGGAGCAAAACTTGAGCATTGAACGTCCGCTGACGATAAAGGAGACATGCGCCCTGTTGCAGGTACATCGCATTACCTTGTACAAATATATAAAAACCGGACAACTTCACACCGTAAAACTGGGGCATAGATTAGTTCGTATTACCCCCGATTCCATTCGTGAATTTCTGAACATGGAACCGGCAAAGGAGGCAGGGAAATGAACGAACGGAAGAAACTTACAACCGCCGCTTTCAAGCGTAAATCGTGCCCGAAATGGGCACGTTACGCGGCAGTAAACAGGGACGGAACTGCGTACTATTACGACCAAGAGCCCGACTATGACGCTGTCCGTGGGCGCTGGATGTACGCCTATGATCGGTATTGTGGAGAGTTCGACGCGACGGACTGGAAAAACTCCCTGATTGAACGTCCGGTTACAAACCTAGACTGGCTTTGCAAACATCCGCAGGAGCTGGCAAAAAGACTAGTTGATTTTGACATTTGTGATCGCTTTTGCGTTGCTCCAGACGGAAAAGTATTTGAAGGATACGCAGAAGAGGGAGGTATTTACAATCGTATCGATGCAAGCAAGCGTTGTCTCAAACACACCGTCAAATGGTTGAAACTGGAACATGAAAAGGTAAAAAATGACTGAACAGGAAAAACGTGAACGCAACGAGCCCCGCAAACCGGGGCTTCCAACTCGGGATGAAATCGACAAGGCTGTCGCCAAAGCTAAACGGGAAAGACTTGTAAAACAGACCGTTGAAGACTGCTTACATGAAATAGAAATCGAAGGCAAAAAGTTCCGCATTGATCCGGAACTTCCAACTTTTGATGAAATACAACAGATTATTTTCGGAAAAAAGAGGAGCCAAAAACGAGCGAGTTTGAGGAATTTTTTCACAGAGCCCTGAACGACATTTTGCGGGTATGCGTACATGCTCCGCAATCGGAAGAGATAAGGGAGATTGAGCATATAGTATCGGAAGCCCTTACACTGTATCTGGATAATGCCGAAAAAACCAAATATCGAAATTTTAAGGACATGTGTTTCCACGAAAAGGAGGAAGGAAAATGACCCCTGAAAAAGTCCGTTGCATCGGCTGTAATAGCATGGTTGATGCAAGAGCTGTTACCAATATCGCAACCAAAGAAAAGCCGTTCAAGGTTTGCCCGCAATGCGCGTTCATCGCCGGAATGTACGTCGTCGTTCAGGGGCGGGAGGACAAAATGTTTGAACCCGGCGCGTTTGACTTGTCCCGAATCGCCGCGCCAATCCGGAAAATCGTCAAGGAAGAGTATCTGAAAGACCCTGTCGGAACCACGGAAAAGTACATGGGGAAAGCTCTTGACGAAGAGCAGGAACGCAAAAAAGCCGAACGCAAGGCGAAGCGCGAAGCAAAGAAGCGCGAAAAAGAGGAAGCGGAGCGCAAGGCGAAGGAAATCGCGGACGGCGTGTTTCACGTACCCCACTCGCTGTACAAAAAGATACAGCTTAAAAACCGTCGGATCGTCCTTTTGCCTCTTGAATACAAACCCTTTAACGCCCGAAAAGGCAAGGTTTTGACAATCGTTTCCGAAAATGGGAACGTCGCAAAACGCATAATCCGGCGGGCAAAGACAATCCGCAATCAAGGAGAGCGCGTAATCGCCTGTATCCTTGAAGAAAAGTCCGCAAAAATCGCTTGAATATTAGCAAAAAAGCAAAGAAAGGTTATATTACCATGACAAGCATGAAAATCAAGTTTAAGAAACTCACACCGGAGGCTGAAGCCCCGAAGCAAGGCAGACCCGGCGATGCCGGATTTGACCTCACAGCCGTTTATGTTGAACGCCTTGACAGTTGCAGAGTTAAGGCGCATTCCGGTATTGCTGTTGAGATCCCCGAAGGGTACGAAGGGCAGCTTAGAGCACGTTCCAGTATTCACAAATCTGAAGCAATATTATCCAATGGTGTTGGGACGATTGATTCCGGATATCGTGGCGAAATTTGCGCCATTTTTTACCATAGCGGAACCAAACTCCCCTATGATACCGGAGACAGATTCGCGCAACTTATCATAAAACCAGTCCCGCGCGTCGAATATGTAGAGGCAGATGAGCTCTCTGAATCGGAACGCGGCGCGGGCGGTTATGGGTCCACGGGCAAAAACTAAAAAAACGAACTGAAACAAAGACAGAAAATACGGAGGCTTTGAAAAGCATGGATTACAACAAGGTTATTTTGGTTGGACGCTTGACCCGTAAGCCCGAAATGCGCCACACCGTAAGCGGAACGGCTATTGTCAATATGAGCGTGGCTGTAAATCGGAGACTTGGCAAGGATGATAAGCAAGAGGTTACCTACATCGACGTAAACGCGTGGGGGAAAACTGCGGAATTTTGCGAACGGTATTTTGATAAAGGGTCGCCGATCCTGATTGAAGGGCGTTTAACGCTTGAAAAATGGACCGACAAGCAGGGACAAAACCGTTCTGCACTCAAAGTTACCGCAGAAACGGTCGCTTTTGCGGAAAGCAAGAACAACAGCGACAACCGCAACGGCGGCGGGAATCGGGGAGAATATGGAAATCAGCCTGGGAATTATCACGGCAACGGCGGCGATTACAATACGCAAAACAATGCAGGAAACGCCCCTAGAAGCGACGAAGGCAACAGACCGCGTCAATCCTACAGGCAAGCGCCAAATAACGCGTATAACGCGCCGCAAAACGCAAATAACGGCGAGCACCGTTACAGCCCCGAAGACGAACCTCAAGCCGCCGCTCCGGCTCAGATGCAAACGGAGATGAACGATGATATCCCGTTTTAACTCAAAAATGTGAGGATTTAAAAAAGAGGCTCCCGCAGGGTAAAGGAATAACCCCTGCGGGAGAGAAGAAAAAGAAAGGAAACCGAACAGAACCGAACAACAAACCAAACGGCTTTGCATAATCTCCAAAGCGTACCATATCAAGTGTCTTTGAAAAATCAAACGCTGAGGAGAAACAAAATGCAAAAAAAGTGCAAAAAAAACGATTTGTCCAGTGTCTCCAATGAAAACCACAGCCCCGACTGCTGGGGAAAGTATGAACAATCGCAAAAATGCCCCGCTTGCGAATTCAAACGAAGTTGCTATTTTTCGAAGAAAAACTCAATGGAGCAGGAAAAAAAAGACAACGAATTTGCCGGGTATCGCGAATTTGATGACGCGCGGAAAGTGACTGTAATCTCCTCCGAAAAGCGCACGTTTAAGCTCCCCGACGGGCGTGTAATAGAGCCGTCGGAAATCAACCTCGCCTGTATCATTTGGGCGCTCCAGTTCGGAAGCGAAAACAGGGAGGCGGCTATTGCTCTTGCCCTCAAGCTCTCAGGCGCAAAAAGCATTACAGACATTGCGCGTTTGTCCGGACGCTCAAAGCAGGCAGAGCACAAAAATATAGCGCGTGAGCTGGGCGTTGGGCAGAAAAAAGCGTCAGATTCGAAATTGCTCAAGCTCACGCCGCGTGAATTTGCGGTGTACAAGCTGAAATTAAAGGGATTGTCGACAAGAGAGATTGCAGAAAAAATGAAAATATCACAACCTAGAGTTATTCGGCTTCTCCACTCTATGAAAACTAAGGGGGGGTATCGAAAAATGAGTTCAAAAACGTTAAAAGGGTTATCGCCGACTCTTCCATGAAATAAAAAAATCAAAAAAAATCGGGTGTGAAAGCAGGAATACAGCCGCTGATAGCTAGCGGTTGACAAGTTTCCCTATAGTAGAACCGCACTCATGGGGAGCGTGGGGATAACAATATAGGAGCTAGTAATGGCAAGGAGAACTAACAGCAATACCAGAGGTGTACCGCCAAGCGGTCTTGGTAGAACATCGTCTTTTCGCGGTGAGACAGTGCCCAAAAAGAGCCGATACCGTTCTTTTAAGTATGAACGCGGTGTTATTGTGGATCGGGACGGTAATCCAAGGCGTATCCTGCGGAATGACATCTCATACGTCAGAACAAAATGGAGCGGAAAAGAAAAATTTACCGCCGCAGTTGTTATTGACGGTGAGAATTACGAAGGACGCGGAACGACAAGAAAGCAAGCATACAGACGGCTTCGGAACGGTCTCGGACTGGCTGGTGGCTGATTGTTTTTGCGTGGTTGGTGAAGCATACCTATTGTTTTGTGGGTATGCTTTACTATTTTTAGGAGGTTTTGTTATGGCTTTAATGGACGCTGTTAGGTACGCAAGCACCTTGACGCAAAGTGTTATTGTTGGCGTGTCGCTTGGCAAAGATAGTATTGCTACACTTGATTTGTGTTGTAAAAACTTTAGACATGTTTACCCGTATTTTATGTATGTCGTTAAAGGATTGAATTTTCAGGAAACGTATATACACTATCTAGAAAAACGGTACAATATTGAAATATTGAGAGTTCCTCATTTTATGCTTGGTTTGGTGTATTTAGGGGGGATGTTTAGAGATACAAACCGTTTTACCAATGATTGTCCAGCTATAACTCCAAAGGATCTTGTTGATTATTTGAAGCTGACTTTTGGCTGTGAGTGGATTGCTACTGGTGAAATGATTTGTGAATCCATATCTAGAAACGCTATGCTAAAGGGAATTGGTGGCGTTGATACAATACGCAAAAAAATATATCCTCTTGCAGAATGGAACCCGAAAAAAGTGAAATCGTATCTTGAAATGCATAAAATACAGCTTTCTCCGGAATATCGCTACTGCAAGCGCAGTATTGGCGACCTTCGACCGGAAAACTTGGACGTTTTGAAAGCACATTTTCCGGAAGATTACGCGCGAGTTAAAGAGGTTTTCCCATACATTGAGGCGCATGAACATCGGAAAATGTTTGAAAATGCACGCAAAATGGCTGAAGCTGAATACGAACGGGAACTTGAGGATGAATACAATAATCAACAGGGAGGAATTGAAAATGGCGAATGAACAGGAAATCCAGCGTTGTAAATACCAGCGTTTTGAGGTTATGGACATACGACGAAGTCAGATTAAAGAAGCGCCATATAACCCGCGTTTTATGGACGAACAGAGTGATAAAACGCTCCGGAAAATCCTCAAGAAAAAAGGGCTTGTAGAGCCTCTGGTGTGGAATAAACGGACGGGAATTTTAGTTGGTGGGCATCAGCGTTTACGAAACCTAGACAAAGCGGAAAGATACAATCCGGAAACACACGAAAACGACTATTTAATCACAGTTAGCGCGGTTGACGTAGACGAAAAAGAGGAACGCGAGCTGAATATTATCCTGAACAATCAAAATTTGGCAGGAAGTTACGATTTAACTAAAATTGGCGATTTGTTACTCAAAGACGGAATCAATTTTGCAGAAGTCGGCTTTAATGCTTTTGATATTGCGGCAAATTTTGACAGTCCCGTTGCTGATGCTATTTTAGGCACAAAATTTGATGAAGAAGATGAGCAAGTCAAAGCTGATATTGAGGAAATCAAGAAGATAAAAGAGAAGCGAAAAGTTGAAAAAGATAAAGCGAATGGCAAGAATTCACCGGATTTTTTTAAGGTGATTGTTTTTAACTCTCAGGCGGAATCAGATGCTTTTTGTGATTTTTTTGGTTTTGATGTGTTGCAACGCCATGTTGACGGTGAAACTGTTAACGCCTTTTTGAAAATTGGCGAATTTGAGCCGGAAGAAGATTTGCCATGATATAAAAATGCCCGTCGGATACTAAAAACAGTTCCGGCGGGCGCTTTTTTTGTTTGGATTATGCGTCAATCTATATCGTCGTATGTCTCAGCTCTTTTTGCCTCTTTTGCGCTGATTTGCGCGCTGTAAGGTTGTTCCGGCTCTATTGGTACATTTACCCACTGTTGAGCACCGTTCGGGTGCTTGTAGGGCTTAGGTTGCTTGTATTTTAGAGGGCGCAAGCATACCCAGCCAAAGCAGTAATCTAAATCGTAATCCGAACGGTCGATACAGTCGACTAAGTCGACCTCGCCTATAACCGTCCCTGTTTTCGCCGCGATGATTCCCACGCGCTCGCGTATACGCGTGGCAGTTTTGCGGAACTCAACGGGCTTTTTACCCTCTACAACGGCGGTCGCCCACGGGTCGCGGATGATTAAGCAGCGCATTTTACACCTCCGTTTCCGCGACAGGGCGCGTCTTGACGGCGTGCTCCAGTTGCCACGCTGTAATATGACACTCAGGCGCTGCCCAAAGCCCCTCATCGAGCAGAAAACTAATCATCGGCTTGCCCGTGGCAGTGTTGTAGTACAGGCAGATTTCCCGTTTCTGCCCAGCCTCGTTGTAAAAATAGAAATGGTTGTTGTTCCAGTGGCACTGCGTCCAGCCACATTTCAAGGCGGCGCGGCGTGCCTGTTTCATCCGATTCCGAGCGGTGCGGTTGAGCACAAATTTGCCCTCAAAGCCGCAATATACGCTCTGTTCGCGGGTTTCAAATCTGCGGGTGCTTCTCATAATTCATACCTTTCGTTTTCGTTTTTATCAAGGCAATTTACCACGCTTTTCCCGGCGTTGCAAGTGCCTTGATTGTCTTTTTTTTGGTTGCAATATATTCTTTCTTGCTGTAATCTCTGTATCTTCCGGCTTTTTTGTCCCACCCCCAAGCATATTTTTTAATTTTCCCCTCGATATCCTCTATGATATGCTCCGCTTTTTCCATCTTCTGGAAATGCGGGTCTTTTGCTCTTTTAGCCGCTATTGCAGCTCTGTCCACTACAATGGCGGGGCTTGTAAATCCTGCAAAAATTACCTTATCCATTTTTTCTTCTCCTTCTCACTCGTACACCATTTCGAGTTCGCCGAAATCCCAGCCGTCCCAGCCTTCTGCGGCGGCGTAATCGTCCATGTTAATTCCGAGGATGTCGAGCGCCTCCATAACGTTCATTCCGCGGTTTGTGTTGATGGTTCCGAGGGTGATTTCTCCGTATTTGAGTGTGACGTTCATTTTTTTTCTCCTTTTGCCTTGCGGCATTTGTTTGTTGTTTTCTGTCTATGTTGTTAATATATACGCAAAAAAGAAAATTGCAAATGAAAAAACAAAAAAAATTGAAAAAAAATTATTTTTGAGCGTAAAACGGCTTTTTAAAAGTTTCCGGTGCTCCTTGACTTCTGCGCTTTATGGTATATATTATATTATATATACAACAAAACACAGAAAGGAAAAGAATATGCCAACTGGACAGTACGAAAGAAAAGCGACACCAGCCCGCCTTGAAGCCCAAGCACGCAACCTTGCAAGGGCGCATGAAGTAGCAAGGCTAAACCCGTCAAATCGCCTTATAGAGGCAAAAAAACGCAACGCGCAAAAAGCCGTTCGCGTCCGGGTCGCGCGGGCTATCCTGCGACATTTCCCCATTGGAGCAAAGACAGGGGAAACATTTAAGGCTTCCAACGATGTTTATACAGTGATTGATGAAAAACCTTGGTTTGATACTGACCAGCGATGGAAACAGCGTTTTAAGCGCCAAATCCGCGTAAAAGTCGGAGCGGATGTAAAACAGTTCGAGGAAACTATAACTATCGCGTGGGATTACGAACCAACAGTGGAAAACCTTCTAGTCTTGCCTATTGTTGAAGAGCGCGAAAGCGGGGAGGATGTGTAAGAAAGGATTAAGAAAGAAAATCGCGCTTGAAGCTGTATCTTTAGGCTCAAAGTGGTGCGATTTTGTAAGAAAGAAAAATTAAAAAAAGCGGACATAAAGCGGACATTGTTTTTTTAGGTTTTTGAGTTCAAACGAGAATAAAAAGCCTGAAAAAAGCGGACATAAAGCGGACATTGAAATCGCTTGAAAATGCCGGATGCCACGGACGGGAAATCGTCTAGGCAGTCCGGCTTTTTTGTGCCTGTTTTGACCAGTCGTAACCAGTCGTAAAAAAACAGAAAACCGACTGGTTTTTCCAAAATGGAAATAACCACGGGGAAAGGGGGGGCTATGGGGGGATTAAGGGAAAAAGAATAAAATATGGCATGAATCTATATTGTATATATTTTAATTAAAATCCACACGCACGTAGCGTACACGCGAGAAAAAATCCCTCAAGGTTGACAAGAATCCCTCTATTGTAACACGCGGTATTTTTAGCGCTATCTCTCCATATACATCCCACGCATGAGGCGCGGAAGAGAGGTAAAAAAGTCTGATTCGGGAGGCGTTTGCATGGGCTATGTCTCTTTGGTACAAAATGCAAGGAATCAGAAAATAAGCACAAAAATACCAAACAAAAAAGCTCCTTAAAACATGGGTTGAAAGTGAGGGACAAGATGAGCAACAAAAGCACAAAAACAACCGGACGCGGCGCAAACAATGCAAAAAATGGCGAGACGCGCGCGAAAACGAGGATGAAAATCAGCGCCGAAAAACTGATTACGGCGGCTGAAAAAAGCAACGGGATTATGTCTGTCTGCGCACGGCTGGCGGGGCTTAATCGCCGTACGGTTGAAAAGTATTTTGAGCTTGTCCCCGAAGCGAAAAGTGCCTTTATGGAGCAACGTGAAGTTATCATCGACCTTGCGGAAAGCAAACTGCTGAACATGGTTAACGCAGGCGACAAAGACGCGGTGTTTTTCCTCCTCAAGACAATTGGCAAGAAACGCGGATACAGCGAACGTTCGGAAACCGAACTTTCCGGCGCGGTGCAAACTGTCGTTGACCGCTTTACACTCAAAATCGAGAACAACTAATCACACATCATACAGCGCCTGAAAAACGACGCTTATTGCTTTTTCTAGGGAGGTAGTCGCTATATGATGGCAGTGAACGAAATCGGGCTTCCGGCGTTGCATCCGCGGCAAGGTTGCGTGCTGAAAACGGACGCGACAGAGATTTTGTACGGCGGGGCTGCGGGGGGTGGGAAAGCCCTATGGGTTGAAACGCCAATTTTGACCACTTGCGGCTTTAAGCGAATGGCTGATGTACATGTTGGGGATGTTGTTTTTGACGAAAACGGAAAGCCTTGCAACGTCATAGCAGAAACGCCAATTTTGACGGATAGACCATGCCGGAAAGTCGTTTTTGATGACGGCTCTAAAATCATCGCTGACGATTTGCATCAGTGGGTGACAAAGACAGACGCACAAAGAGAAGCGGAACGCAAAAGCACGCCAGAATATCGCGCAAATCGGCGCGCAAAACGTCCCTTGCGTGGCATGGGCAAACGTCCGGATTTGGCGGTTGCAAACTCAAAACGCGTGTATTGTAACAAAGGCCGCAAGTTTGAATCTGTCGTAACGACGGAAACCATTGCGGCAACTTTGCGAGTGGGTGGACGGCTGAATCACTCTGTAGCGGTTTGCAGGGCAGTAGAAATGCCGGAATCGCGGGAGGAACTGATAATCCCTCCTTATGTACTAGGGTTGTGGCTTGGTGATGGTAACTCCGACGGTTGCGGCTTTTCCACGGGCGATGACGATGTTATCCCTTACATCCGCGCTTGCGGATTTGAAGTTACCAAACGGACAGCGAAATATAAGTGGGGGATAATCGGTTTAACTCCGCTCCTTAAACGCCTGAATCTGATACACAATAAGCATGTGCCGGAACGGTATCTTTTTACCACGATTGAAAACCGTATGGAGCTTTTGCGCGGTTTTATGGATTCGGACGGTACAGTTGGCGAGAATGGGCATTGTGAGTACACCAGTATAAACAAAGACATTGCGGTATCGGTATGCTTTTTGCTTAACTCGCTTGGAATTAAGGCAACTCTTACGTATGGTATAGCGCGTCTAAATGGCAAAGATTGCGGCATAAAATACCGCGTGCGCTTTATCCCGTGGCAAGCTGATATAACTCAATTGGACAGATACAAAAAACGCATAAAAACGGCACGGAATGCATACTCACGGCGGCGGATGATTGTATCTGCGGAGCGTTGTAAGAGTGTGCCTGTCAAGTGCATCCAAGTTGATTCCGCGTCCAGCTGTTATCTTGCCGGGAAAAGCTGTATACCCACGCATAACTCGTTTTTAATGCGAATTTTTGCCATTATGCTCTGCGACAACGTCCGGGGCTTGCAAGTGTACCTTTTCCGGCGGTTGAGTGATGACCTTTTGAAAAATCATTTTGAGGGGGAAACAGGCTTTCCGGCGTTGCTTGCTGAAGCGGTGGAACATAAGAGCGTGCGCATTACAACAAACCCGCCAAAAATCCGTTTTGTTGAATCTGGGAGCACTATACATTTGTGCCATTGCCAGTACGAAAAAGATGTCATGAAGTATCAGGGCGCGGAAATCGGCGTGCTGTTGATTGACGAATTGACGCACTTTACAGAGTATCAATACCGGTTTTTGCGCGGTCGCTGTCGAGTGTCAAAGCAAGTTGCAATTGACCCGGCTATCAGGAAGTTAATTCCGAACTTAACTTTCCCTAAGATTTTGTGCGGGTCTAACCCCGGCGGACCGGGGCATAACTGGGTAAAATCGATGTTTATTGACCCTAAACCAGCCGAAACGATATGGAAAACATCTGCCTCGGAAGGCGGCATGCTCCGTCAATTTGTGCCTGCGAAGCTGTCAGATAATCCGTCGCTGAATCAGGAAGAGTACGCGAACCGCCTGCGTGGACTGGGGCAAGATTGGCTGATTAAAGCAATGTTGGAAGGCGACTGGAACATCACGGCGGGCGGGGCGGTTGATGACCTATGGAACGAACAAATTCACGTTATGCCGCGCTTCAAGATTCCGGAATCGTGGTACATTGTCAAGAGTTACGACGATGGCAACTCACATCCATGGGCGGTCGGCTGGTTTGCTGTATCTGATGGCACTGACTACATAACAGCGGACGGTGAAAAACGTCCAACAATCGCAGGTGACGCTTTTTTAATACAAGAGCTTTACGGTTCCACAGGCAAGGCGAACGAGGGCGACAAGTCAAGCATAAGAGACCGTGCAGAGCGTATCAAGGAAACGGAGGCTATGCTCGGTTATCGCGTTGATGAAAGTATTGCCGATTCTGCAATTTTTGCCTCAACATCAGCGGCGCAAGTGACTGTTGCGAAGCAGTTTGAGGAATACGGCGTGTTTTTTGCACCTTGCAACAAAGCGCCGGGAACTCGGCATCAGATGTTGACGCTACTTAGGGAGCGTCTTACAGGCGCAATCGAGCGCGATGCGGACGCGGGCTTGTTTGTGTTTGACCATTGCCGGAATTTTATACGCACGGTCCCTGTTTTACAGCGATCACAAAGAGACCCTGACGATGTGGATACCACGCAGGAAGACCATATTTACGACTTGACGGGCTATTTCTTGCTTGGCGAATACGCGTCCCGAAAAATCGTGGTTGCCTCAGCTGGCAACGTTGGCTGATGGTTGACAAGGATAGCTTAAGTGTGGGCAAAATGGCAAAAAACATTGAAACAAGGAGCCAAAAATGGCAGGTATAAGACGTGACGAAGAGCCTAAACTTTCCGAATTTGCGTTTAGCGATTATGATGATTTTGTGGTACGTCGTCGGCGTGTTGCTGACTGCTTGGGTGGGCAATTGATTGTCAAAGGTGAGGCAGATAAATACCTCCCGCGCGACAAGTGGCAGAAAGAGCACACAGCGGATTACGCGGCATATCTCAACCGCGCGCTGTTTTTTAACTACACTCGCAAGGCGCTGAATCGCTATGTCGGAATGCTTGACATGGGGGAGCCTGATATTGCTTTAGGCTCCGACAAGCTCGAGTTTATGCGCGATACGGCAACGCAGTTTGGGGACGGGCTGAAAGCACTACAGCGACGTATCAATACCGCGCAGTTATCGCGCGGGCTGATTTGCCTGTTGCTGGAATCTACGGGCGATAACGAGCGTCCCTTTGTAATCCAGACATACGATGCAAACGCATTTTTGCGCACGGATTTTGTGACAGTCGACGGCAAGAGTGAAATCAAGTTTGTGCTCCTCGATGAATCGGGATATGACTACAACCCTGTAACCAAACAGGATGAGTACAAGTATCGAATGCGCGTGCTTGGAATCGACGGGCGCGGCTACTACTATCAGGCGGCAATCTCGCCTGAAGAGTGGTCAAAATTTAACATTGACGAACCCTCCGGCAACGTGGTTTACCCTGATTGCTTTGGAAAGCCTCTCGACAGAGTGCCTTTTACGTGGTGTGGAGCGTCCAGCCTGTCCGGAAAGGACTTTCAGGAACCGCCGATTTTGAACGTGGCAGACGCGGAAATCTCGCTCTATCAGCTTTACGCGGATTTCCGGCAAGTCATGTTTATGACTGGACAAACGCCCCTTGTTGTCGCCGGGCTTAAGGGCAAGGTCGATGAGATCAATAAGACCTTGAGTTCGCTAAAGGTCGGATCCGGCGCTGTTATGGGCTTGCCTGAAGGAGCTAATGCGGGCTATCTTGAGATGGCGGCAAGCTCCTTGCAGACTATTTCCGGCGAGGTTGAGACGCTGAAAAAGCTCTGCACAGATGACGCGTTGAGTATCGGCGACGCACAGGCAAATGAGTCCGGAGTTGCCTTACAATTGCGCGTTGATTCCAACACGTCCCCCTTGCAGATTATCAACTCGACAGCGGGAGATGCAATTACAGATCAGCTGCGCTATGCGGCGCGTTGGCTTGGCTTGTCCGATGATGAGATACTTGAGACGCGTTACACGCCGTCCAAAGACTTTGCGGAAGCGAATTTGACTGTACAAGAGCTTGTTGCCATTGAAAGCTCGGAATCGCTCACGCAAGAGGAAAAGCGCAAGGCGTGGACAGATAACGGTTACGGCAACCCGAAAATTACGTTTGATGAGTTTTTGGACCAGAAAGACGCCGATACGGAGCGCAGTATGGCGGGCGCGATGTCGCAGATGATGACAGGCAACACGGCAACGGGGAATCCGTTTGCAACTGCTGGAAACGGCGGCAACGAACAATCTAAAGAGAGCGTAAACAATGGCAACGAGAAGAACGCTTGAGGAACTTTCGGAACTCATTAACAGTCACCTTGCCAATTTGCAGCGTATCGGTGTGAACTGGTCGGGCGATTTGCTGGAAAGATTGAACGATGTGCAATCCGAACTTATGGACTACATACTTTCCGCGCAAAAGAGTTTCGGGAGCGCTGGGCTTGATTCCGGCACTAACAAGCGCCTAAAAATCATCAAAGCAAAAATCGAATCCCTGTTGAATCAAGCGTATTCGCAAGGATACGACACTATCAGCGCACAGGCGGCTGGATTGGCTGAAAATGAAGCTAAGCATGCGGCAAGCCTTGTCCGGGCGATGACCGGAACAGCGGTTGCTCAAGTTGGGAAGCGGGCAATTGAAAACATCGTCAAATATGGGCGTTTCAACGGGCTTACGCTTGCGGAGATGTTTAACTCGATGTCGGTTAAGGATGCGGACAAAATCTACACGACAGTAGCAAAAAACATCCTTTCCGGGTCCACTCCTCAAAGCCTGAAAAAAGCGGTCCAGCACGTCTTTGATGTGTCAAATTATACAGCAAAAACGGTCGGTTTGACGTGTGCAAATGGCATATCAAACGACGCGCGGCTTGCCACTTTTGCACAAAACGACGATGTTGTTAAGGGCATTGAGATACTTAACACGCTTGATGGTAGGACATGCCCCACGTGCGCCCAAATCGGGGGGTTACGCTTTGCGGTTGACGCAAAAGATATACCAGCTCTTCCGGTACATCCGCGTTGTCGCTGCTGTTATATCCCTGTTACTGTGCTCTCTGATATGTCAGAGGTTACTAGACCCGCCGCAAATGCGGATTTTATGGCAGAGGCTAAGCGTGCGTATGAGGCAAAATATCCGGACAAGCAATGGAATGATTTAGCCGAAAGCTCGAAAAAACGCTATTATCATCAGGCAATTCATGCATATGAGGAGCGCACGGGTAAACCCGCGTTCCGGCAAGTCTCCGGATCTATGACTTTTGCGGAATATTTTGAGTCTCAAAGCGAGCAGTTTAAGCGGGACTGGCTAAAGCCTACTCGCTACAAGCTGTATCAAAAAGGTTTGTTGTCCCTGAACGACATGATGGACCCTGCAACGGACCGCCTTTTTACGCTTGCTGAACTCAAAAAGCGCGATATTGACGCTTTCAAAAAGGCTGGGTTGATGTGATGAAAATGGTGTTAGGTTGACAACTTTCTCTAGGTTTAGAAAGTTGCAAACATGAGGTTTGCGACCGAAAACAAAACAGGAGTGTGTCAATCATGGGATTGAAATTTAAGGTCGAAAATCTGAACGATGTGGCAGAGGAACTCAAGAAGCTTTACACAGAGCGCGATGGCGCGTTTTATTTGGATGTCGAAGGGATGCCCTCCGGCAAAACAGATGAGGATGTGAAGAAACTGCAAAACGCGCTTGAAAAAGAGCGGAATGACCACAAAGCGGCAAAAGAGAAAATCCGCGCATTTGTGGACGAATTCGGCGATTCGGAGAGCATCCGGGAGCGGTTTGATGAACTTGAGAACCTCAAGTCAAGCGGCGGCAAGTCGAACGAAGAACTGCTTGATTACAAAAAGCGGCTCCGTGCGACGGAGAAAGAGCGCGACAGCTACAAGACGCAGTTTGAAGCGCGTCAGAAACGCCTTGACGAACTGGAAGCCGTCGACAAAAGAACAAAAGTGCACGGCAAGCTGAAAGAAATCGTTGAAGCACTTGATGCGAAATACGACAAGTCCAAAATCTACTCCATGCTTGAGGATTACGAAGATATGTTTGCGATCGATGAGGTCGGAGACCTTGCACCTTTCAAGGGTAAAGCGGTCAAAGACTGGATTCCGGCAAAAGCAGACCTTTTTAACTGCTACGTTGCCTCAACCCCGGGCGGCTCCAAACCGGGAAATGGACCTTGCGGCGCTGAAAAAGCGGGTTCCACGGGAGACATTTTTCTGGATATCGCGAGCTCGCTGAAGGGCTAAAACAAACACAAAAAAACAAGAAAACATACATAACAAAAGAAAGGCTGTAAAGCATGAAAAACAACATGTATGAAGTCGCAGTCGCACTGGCTCCGAAGCAGAGCCAGCTTATCGACTACCTCGTTGAGGATGCTGTCATTGTGAAGGAGATCCCCTTTCAGGCGGCAACTCATGGAATCAAGAACGTGTTCGAACGTGTGAAGGACGTTACGGGTCCCACTCTGGTTGACCTTGACGCGCCGCTTCCGCTCGTTACCGCGCTCACCGAACTCGGAGAAACTCCGCTGTTCAAGATTGGCGGCAAGCTCGAAATCGGCAAGGATAAAGCGGAGGCAATGCGCGGGAAAGAAGAGTATCTCCGTCGCCGTCTTCCGGCTATCCTCAAGCTTGCGGGCGCGTCCCTTGACAAGGCAATCTATTATGATGTCATGCTCAAGCGTGCGATGGAAATGAAGCGCGTCAAGTCCTGCACCGCGTCAGTCACTGACACCAGCGAGAAAAAGTACTACTCTATGGTTGCGGTCCGCTGGTCCGCTGGCGAAAACTGCGGCCTGTACAACGACAACCGCACGAACGGAAGCGCTGAAGGCTCGTTTTTCACCACGGACAACCTCTGGGGAGGCAATCTCGGCACGCTTTCCGGCGGTGAAACTGGATGGGCAATTGACGTTACCTCCATGATTGGTCTCCAGCTCGAAAACCCCAAGTACATCATGGGTTTTGTCAACATCACGGAAGACAATCTGCCGAGCTATGCGGACCTCATCGGAATCGCCAATGGTGTGCGTGGAAACGGCACGAATGCCCGTATTTACGCATCTCCGGAACTGGCAGATATCCTCGCTTCCAAGTACAGCCGCGCGGCGGGCGACAACTCCTTCAGCTCGCTTGTTACGGTTGACACGGAAGGCAACGTCCGAATCAAAGGTATTCCGGTCGTGGGAGACTACAACATTCTCGCCGGAACTGAGGCTGGAATTCTCACTTCTACCCTTGCGGCTTGACGCAAGAGAAAGGCTAGGTAAAAATGAACGACATTGGAACTCTCGAAAACATCAAAGAAGGTCCGTTTTTCTTCCATGACGCGCCCTTCCGCGATAAGGCGCTCGGAAACTCCGGAGCAATCGAATCTGAGGCGTTTGACATGGCTTGCACGCAGGGAGCATTGAAAATCATGCTCTTTGCAATCACGGGCGCAACCGTGGCGGCAACGAAGACCGTCAAAGTCGAACTTCTCGGAAGCGACAAGGAAGACGGCACGTATACTGTCTACAAGACGGTTACGATTACGGGAGCGGAAACCACCGGGACCGCAATCACGGCTGACGAAAAACAGCCGCTCGTGCAGTTTATCCCCGAACCGGACGCGCCGAAATACGGCAAACTCAAAATCACCACCGACAGCAATCTTTCTGCCGTCAAGGTGACTGCGAAAATCGGGTATATCGCCCGATAAGCCGAATGCGGGCGGCGATAACATCAAAGCCCGCAAATCTCTTTACAAAACGATTTTTAGGAGGCAACAAAAACATGTATTTCAAGCTCTGTCAGAATTGCGACCGCTTTTTTTACTCTTCTGCGGCGTTTTCGGCGCATAAGTGCAATGACCCTAATTGCGATGTGGGCGCGCCTATAAAAGCGCGTGAAGCGGCTGGAGACGTGAAAGAAACAGAAAAGACAGAACCCGTTCCTGCTCCGGTTCCGCCTGCGGAAAACGCACCGTCGGCAGTCGACGAAAAAAAACTCCGGAATCGCTTGCTGATTGCCGTCAAAAAGCGTCTTGCGGACAAGGGGATCGACTGCCAGACACTCAAAATGGAACAGGCGAAAGCGCGGTATATTGAGGAGTTCGGCAAGCGCGATTTTGACAACCTCGAAAAGGCAATCAGAGGGGTATAAAAAACATGGCAGAAACACTCCCTGAACTCAAATCCTACTGCTCGAAAGACTGGGCAGACGCATTTTTTGCGTCCTTTTTGTGGGCTACAAACTGGGATGACGCGTCGGACAAGCAGAAACTCGCGGCATTGTGTACAGCGACTAACCTTATTCAGCGGTTTACGCTGTTTTACGATGACAGCGGGGAGGCGTTTGCATACGACCCCGCCGGAACGCTTGATATTCCAGACCTGCTCAAAGAGGCAACAGCAAAAGAGGCAATCTACCTTTTGTCGCTTGACGAATCAATCATTGAGCCCAACAGCCTGCTTACAATGGGTATCCAGTCCGCTAACGGCGTTGTTTTCAGCAAAGATTTTCAGGGGGATATTTTAACCATTTCCGTTCGCAACTTGATCCGCTCGATGGGCGGGGAAATCCTGCCGGGCGCAAGCGCGGACGATAACGGAGGTATTGTACAGGGCAGAACTGTACGATAAATCCGATTTTTGCGGGAATAATGGGCGCTACCTCCTCGCCCTTATGGTTTCGCCCCTGTACCAGTTCTTTATGACAAAACAGGGGCTTTTTTATGGCTTTTGGGGTTCGGGATTGACAATCTTGCCTTATGTGTAAAGAGATAACAAGGGAGCGTTGAAACATGGCAAAACTCACACCATTTCAAAAAATCAGCGGGAAACTTGTCAAGGCTAAAGTTTTTCGGAATACCGCAATTTTGAAGTACAACTTTAAAACTTACAACTGGGAAACGGGCGAAGACGCAACAACGACGATTGCGCGGGAAATCCAATGTTACCCGCCCGAACAGGTCAATCAGCGGCTTGTTGACGGCAAAAATTACCTTTCTGATGACCAAATTATGCGCGTGCCTTATACAGAGGTTATCAACTCCAGAGCGGCGCAAGTTGGCGACCCTGTAATCATCAACAACGGCAAGACAAAAACGCTGGAGGAAATGCGCCCTTACAACGCGACGTCGGGAGGGATTGCTACAACGACGGACACGCTCGAATTCGGCGGCAAGACTTACCACATCGCGGCGGTGCGTGGCGATACGTGGATGGGCAACGCTCCAGCTGATTACTACTTTACGTTGCGTGGGTGATAAGTATGCAATTTGACATGACAGACCCTGACGGGATAAAGCGGTTTGAGAAGAGAGTTAAAAATCGCATTACGGATTTTGCCAAAATTGCAATGGTTGAAGCGTTCCGGCGGATTACGATTAAAACGCCCGTTGATACAGGTAATGCGCGCTGGAACTGGTGGTGCTCGATTGGGGCGATTGACTACAAGTACGACTTGCATAACAGCCTTGTGATTGATTATGGGCGTGCAAATCAAGCCTTTATCAGGGTTAATGCTGGTGATACGCTCTATATCGCCAACTCAACGCCTTACATCAAAAAATTGAACGAGGGCTGGAGTAAACAAGCGCCCGCGCGGTTTGTGGAAATGACTGTTGCTGGCGTGGAAAACGACGTAAACAAATACGCGGAACAAGCAATCAGGGAGAATCCATAAAATGGCAATTGACGACGAAATCATCAGAAACGCAATGCGGGCGCGAATCATCAAGAATAACATTTTTGATGAGAGCGATTTCCAGTTTGAAAACGTGAAATTTGACCCGTCGGGTAAAAATTTGTGGGTCCGTGAAACGTGGATTGGCGGCGATGAGGAAATTTACTCGACGGCAAGCACGCGCATGGCAACTGCACTTGTTGAGTATGATATTTACGCAAAAGCGGATACAGGAACATTGCGTTGCGGACGGGCGGCACTGGCAATTGAAAATGAGTTCAACCTACTTACAGAGGGAGCAATTATCACCGTTGCAAACCACCCGGAACTTGACATTATGGTGTACAAAACGGGCGTAAATACGCGCTCGGAAGATACATGGTATGTCCAGTCTGTCTTGCTCTATTTGCGCGTGATAAACCGCCCAAATTTAGCGCAAGGTTGACAAGGTTTGCTTATATGACTTGATTTTCTTAGAGGGGAGCAGTTCCCACGGTTGGGGCTGTACTTGCTTCAGTCGCTCCCCTCGATTTTTAGGGGAAAACAAGGTTTTTGAACATAAAAACAAGCACAAAGACAGGAGAAAAAAAGATGTCTAAAGCTGATGGAATCGAATCAAGAGCGCTTGATATCAAGGCGGTTTTTAAGGCAACCGGAGACGATGCAATTGCGCTTGAGTGGACGAATGAGGAACTCCCGGGCGCGGGATCCCCTGAATCGTGGAGCATGCTTACGGACCAGAAGAGAATCAAAGAAACAGGCATGGGCGGCGAAATGAACAACGTTACGCTGACTTGTCCTTTTGACCTTGCGCTCTACAAAAAATTTCTCGGCTACAATCTCGACGGCAAGGAAGGTATCCTGACTTTCAGTTCAAAATACACTGAAAAGTCTTCTTCCTACAAAGTCGGCGTTGGCGCAATAGGTTTCAACTCAAACAACCCGAACAGCGCGTTTGAATTCACTGTGAATTTCATTGTCAAGGATGTTTCCACCGACAGCGCGGGAGATGCGACTTTTGACGCAAATTCGATCAAAGAGACTCGCGCTCTTGACTGGAAAGTGTCGTTCTCTCTTGAGGCTGGTTCTGAGACCGCTCAAACGGCTGTCACAGATACTCAACTCGAGTGGACGAACCTTGCGTTTCCGGGCATGGAAGACCCCGAATCATGGACGCTCCGAAGCGACAGAAAGCTTTACAAGGAAAGCGGAATCGGCGGCAATTATACAGATGTTCAAGTCACGGTTCCTTACATCGAGGAGAATCACGCAAAATATCTCCAGTACAACCGCGACGGGCGACAGGGAACGCTCACTTACACGCATAAAACTGCGTCTCCGGCGCGCTCAATTTCCTTCAAGATTGGTTTTGGTGAAGTCGGCAACGCGTCTTCCGCTCCTAACGGAGGGATGGAACACACGATTGGCTTTATCGTCAAGTCTTGTGACCAAGTCACAAAGACTCAGGAAACAGAATAATCGCAAAAATACGCCATAACATAAACAAACCGAAGGAGGCACAAACATATGGCTATTGATTTGTCTACTGTAAAGGCACTGGAAGTTCCCACGAAGGAAATCAGCGTCAAAGTCGGTGAAAAGGTTCAGAAGCTCACAATCCATCCTTTCAAGGGGCGTGGTCGAGTGGCTCTGCATGAGTTCAACATTGAGTTCGCGGGCGCGGGCGAGCAGTTGGAAACGCTGGCTCTTGTCTATGGCGCTGACATGTCCGAAATTCAGGCGAAATTCCTGCTTGACAATGCGCCGGAAACCGCCCTTGAAATCTCTCAGGCGGTGTGGGAATTTAACCATGAGTATTCCGCGAAGGTCAAGGCAGAACGTGAGGAGGCAAAAAAAAAAT